TCGCCTGATACCAGGAGATGTCGCCAAGCTCTTCAAGCACGTTCACCCCGTCCAGTACAGCCTTGCCACCCTCGAACTGCTTCATCAGCGCTTCCAGCACTTCGCCCGATTCGCTGAACATGCCGAGTGCCGAATGCAGCAAGCGAATGTTCAGGTTGTCCAGGCGAACGCCAGCCTTGCCGGCGTCAATCTCGTCGCCAGCCTCCGCAACCATCGCGTCAAACTGATCCTGCGGTATCGGACGATTGATCGCTTCCGGACAATCCTCCATCGTTGCGCGAATGTTATTGGCGTTACCCATCAGCTCGTCCAGAATCGGGTCGAGCGTTTCGCGGGTCAGCGGATTGCCGTAAAACAGCTTACGCTTCAATTGGTTCGCCACTTCAGCAGCCAAGATCGTGATTGTGAGAAGCTGATGGAGGTCGATCTGATTGATGTCCAGGCTCGCCGGCACCGATTCGGTCTTGATGGCGTTGGCGATATAAGTTTTTGAATCCATGTGTTGTTCTCCTGTGGTGCGAATTGGAAGGTGCTGCGGCGTCTTGCCGCAGCTTGTTGTTTAGCCGACCGAAGCCAGCTTTGCGACGCCGAAGTCCGCATCCACGCTGACGATCGATTCAATGCGCGAAGCAATGATCCGAGCGCGGGACGCTTCAGCGTTGCGCAACTCGGCCAAGGTCTTGTTGAAGGCGCCCATGACGTTATCGACGGTTTGAGTGCCGAAAAAGCGGACGATGAGGCGAGCGACTAATTTGTTTAACATGGATATCTCCTGGTGAAATTCAAAAAACGGGTTAGTGAAACGATACTTCGACGGTTTCGCGGAACTGCCGCCAGCCGACAAAATTGTTTGAGCGTTGCGTTGCCAGTGGCAGCGGATACGCTTGATGCTCGATCGGGCTGGCGTGAATCGGCTTGCCGCCCACCAGACGCATATACAGATCCAAATCCTTATCAGGGTCAGGGCTGGCGCCGTCGTGCGTCAGGTACGAAACACGCGCACAGCGGGCCGCAGAGAGCTTCGCCAGGTATTCGGGACTGTCGAACCATCGAACGCGCTCAGCCTGCGTCACGTACGGCAGATGCCAGCTTGACGAAATCATGCGGTTACGCTTGCGAATCACCGGCGCCGACGTGTACATCGCCAGTTTCATCTGCTTCGCCAGCTCGCGAATCTCAGGCTGTGCGTCGGGATGGTCGCGCAGCGAAAAGAAGTTGCTCCACTCGGTCGCCGTGACGACGACGTGGATGTGCTGGAACGGCTCAAGGACGCGATTAACGACCTGTTTGTGGTAGCCAGCCTCGCTCATTGCTTCGGCGATGTATGCGGCGGCGTGCGCAGCTTCGCGCCAGGCTTCCTGCACAGAACACAGACCAACCACCGACTCATGCAGCGGCACAAGCGCGTTATGCTCTTCATTCGCCTGCATACCGGCTTGGTTCTTGCCCCAATGAATCGGCATCGCCGGTTCGCGGCGCACCGCGTCGAGCATCTTGGCGACAGGGATAGCGCGGCTGCTCGACGCGTTGCGGCTGAATACCCGATGCGTCATGAACTCGGCGTGAATGAACCGCGGATAAGTCAGTTGCATCGTGACCAGGCGCTTGCCTTCGACGCTGATTGAATCCTCGATTACCTTTGCTGAAATTGTCATACGTTCTCCTTAATTCCGTGTTTCTGTAAATGCGTGGCGATTTACGCCGCGTCGTTCGAGTTGATGACCGTTCTCATGCCCAACAGCGCCTTCTTCGCTTTCGCGCCACCGTCCCAACCCTGGCGGGCATAGAACAGAAGCGTCTCCACGACCTGCCCTGCGGCGGTCTCGTTGATCGGATACGCGACAGGTTGAGCTGGCTCTTCGGTCGGCGACTGCACTTCAACGACGGGCGGTGACGGTGGAGTCACGGCGCGCGGTTTGAATTGAATAATGTTGCTCATCGAATCTCCTGTGAAGCGCGGGGTACGAATACCCCGCTGACTTATACATTATAGCTCAGTATTGACTGACTTTCGCAGGCAATACTGAACCGTTTATGCTGCGCAATCGAACTCCACTTTCCACTCAAGATAGAGCTTGGCTGTACGGCTCGCTCTAGCCATCATGGCGTACGAAAGATTATTGGTTCGACAAAACTCACGCAGTCCTTTAATTCTGAACACTTCTCCTTCAGGTGACGTGAGAATATATTTTTTCGATCTTGCATTCACCTCTCCTCTAACGCCACTCATAGGATGGTTTGTCGTCATAATCTCCTTGATTTTGGCGTGCCACTCTGGCGACTGCTTTCTGCCAAAAAACGACGCTTTTTCGCCGGTATATTGGCGTAATTTTTCCTTCGTTTCTTCAGAAGTGACATGACCCATGTGCGCCTTTGAAATTGCTAAATTGTGGGCTTCCGACCGAGCCAGACCACGAAAACCATCTCCACCTACCGTCATGTTGTAACCATGCGGCGAAAGCGTGGCGCAATCCTTTATAAGTCGAATCTCTTCATTCTTGGCGAGCGTCTCATCATCAAAGAATGCCAACTCTTCGATATTCCAGGCATCAATGCCATACTTTTGAATGGCTCGGTGAAGGGCAAATGTGGAGCCGCGACGAGCGGCTCCACAATGCTCTACAAAACGAATTCGCACAGAAGGCTTGTTCGTGTAGCCAATATAAGATTTGTGGCTTGGTGATGTTAATTTGTAAACAAGATATGCCATATTTACCTTTGAATAAGTCACCGATGACTGTAGCACATCGGCAACTTATTGTCGGGGCTTTATGCTGTTGCCACGTTTTCGCCAAACGAAATCGGGCAGCTTCCGGTAGAACAGTCAACGTGTTCTAAGCCAATATCCTCCTGTATAGATCCTTCACTTTTGAGAGCGTTGACGATCAGTTCATATTGAGCTTTCGTCGTTGGCTCCTCCGGTTGGTACTCGTAGGCGGAGTCGTCGGTTTGCGGCATCACCGAACAGCAGCGGATCGTCGATTGACCAGCAAGCAAGGTGCGCTTGAAGTCCTCGAAGCTCACGACTTTAGGGTCATACTTCAGCGTGTAGGACACCTGATTGCCCGATTCGCGCAGCGGTGTGACGCCATCTTCAGCGACACCGGTGATCCAATACTTCTCCAACAGGCGAAGGTAGTGGTACTGCTCTTCTGGCGTGGCTTCGGCGGCCGTCACCAGCTTGTCGCCCATGCCAAGCGAACAGATCGTCGGTTGGGTCGGGAAGCCGACAATCGTGGTGCCAGCGTACGTTTGCAGCTTGCGAACCGGATAGCCTTTCGCGCGATACGCGTCAATCAGCGGGTCATCGTTGCGGAACTGTACCCACCGCAGGAACTCGCGCATCGAAGGCAAGTGCGCGCCCTCGGTCAGCCCGAACAGCTTGGAGATTGTGCCGGCAGGCACCATAGTCGTGTCGCTATGCGGCACCACTACGCCAAGCAGGCGCGCATAAACCTCTGCCTCGTCCTGTACCGCGCGCTTGAAGCGCGACAGCGTTTGCCAGAAGTCTGCCGACTTGGCTTCGTCAATCAGATCCTTCCAGCCGTACCCGAATCGCGCCCATGCGTACTCATGCAAGCCAACCAAGGCCACCCCGATGCGGTTCGTGCGCTTGACTTCCTTGCTGTACAAGCTGTCCATCAGGTTGGTGCGGATCAGCGCGCGGGTCGCCACACGGAAAGCGTCTTCTGCATCGTCATCCGACAGCCTCTGGACTTCAGCCCGCGCTTCGTCCTGTGAAAGTAGCGGGTTGATACGCCAGCTCGGGCCGTCAAGACCCGCCACCGCATGAAACGGCACCACGCTGGCGAGTACGCAGTAACCACCAATCGCCGACAGTACGATTTCGCCGCAAGGATTGGTGATGACCTTGTACCTGCACGACTGCCAGGCTTTTGCCAGCTCGGCGGTCAATGAAAGCGTTTCGGTGTCCAGCTTGTAGCGGGCCGACTCAGCGAAGTTGCCATCGAACAGAACATCAGTACCCTCGTCCACCCATGTCAGTTTGTCCACCGTAATCAAGCCAGGCTCGCCGGTGCCGTCTTTGTATGACGCCTCGCAGATCGCGTCGAAGACTGCTTTGGCGTGTGCGGCCAGCTCCGGTATCTCTCCGAACGTGTCGGTGTAGTCAGTCTTGACCAAATCCCAGAACTCCTGATCCACCGTCACCGAATTGTTCGATGTCCACAGGAAGCCGCCACGTTTGACCGCAATGAATTCCAGCACGCTCTTGTCGCGCCAGGTCTTTGTGGACATACGCGCAGCACGTCGGGCGCCACCCACCAGCACACACTCAGCCGCGTAGTGATCAGCGTACATCGCGCCGCGCCAGGCAGACATGCCTGCTTCACGCAGTCGGGCGATATTGGCGATCGCAGCCATCAATGGTGCGGGGCCAGACGCGGGACGGTTCTGCATTCCCTTGATTGGGGTGCCTTTAGCGCGCACGCCGGAGAAGTCCAGCAGCAGCACGTCTTCGCGGTAAATCTTCTGGAACGCCATCAACTCCATCTTTTCGAGCGCCTTTGCCCACCCTTCGCGCGAGTCCGGCACTTCAAAAACGTGAATCTTGCGGCTTGAGTACAGGTGTTCGGCGGTGCGACGATCATGTACGGCGAACAGACCGCTTTGAATATCCTTGTGTGATTGGTCGCAGACGCAGGTGACGATTGGCAGGTTCTTGAAATCCATTCGCATCATGGCGTCATCGTACGAGCGACCGACGCCGGAGCCGTTCAGCATCAGGTAGAACGACAGGAAGTTGGCTGCCGCGGTGCTGCAATTCGTGAACACTTCCATCGGGCGGGTCGGCTGTGTGTCGTCGCCGTGTTGCAGGTGGCGGCCCGACATCAGGATCGACGCTTGGCGCAGGTGGTGGTGCATTCGCGTGAATTCGAGGTATTGCTCGGTCGCGTGGATCAAGGTCGTCTTGCCAAGTTGGCGACTGGTGTCGGTCAGCGGGTGCAGCATGGCGTTGCCTTCAGCGACACGCTTCGCCACGTCTTCCCACTTTTCGATTTCGATTACGCCAACAACGCTCAGAATCACTTCAACAATCACGTCGTCGCCATACGGCACGTCGTAGTGGTCGATGACCAGATTGTTGGACAGACACCACTCAGCGACCTCTTTGTCGAGTGCCATATCGTCGCGGCGTGGAATACTGATGCGCTTGAAGTACAGCGGAACCGGCCGTGTGATCTTGCGGTTGATGGTGCGATTTGCGACCGCCTCACCCATGCCTGGCGCATAGACTCTTGCGGGTGTTTCTTGATAGCTCATGTATATCCTTATAGTTGCAAAAATTAGTTGGGGATGAATTATAACGAAGTCACTCCTGACTTAGTATATGAATCCAGAAATTACCACGCGTCCGCAGTTGTCAGCGGTAAGTCTTTTGGCAACGGTTTTATCTTTCTTACCGGCAGCACTTCCCTTCGATGCTGTTCCAATTCTGTTCGTAGTCTCGCGCGAACGCCTCTGGACTCCCCGCGTCGAGCGTGTCCGTCATTCTCGAACCGCAGGCTCGAAAGTCGCACTTCGCCGTCAACTGCGTCACCGTATTCATAGTGGCCGACTCCGTGATTGTCTCCACATGCAGCTTCGTGTGAGCGCAATCGACGCAAGCCGGCATCTCCTTCGTTATCGAGTGCATGAGCTTCTTGACGCCATCGTCAATCAGATGCGCCTTGTAGTCGCGGTCGCGACTGGCTAACAAAAAACGGTCATGCGTCAACCGCATAGACAGTTGCTTGCGATCGAGGCGCACGTCGTCGGCGAAGACGCGCTTAATCTCGGCAGGCCCGTCCGGTGTGTAGACGGGCCAGAGCAGCGGTTTAGGACGTGTGGGCGGTTTTGATGTCGCCCACAGCGATCCGACGAACGACTCCGGCGTTGAGGTAGCCACAGTTAAGCCAGGTCGCGCGCCATTGCGTTATGGAACATTGGCGTCGACTTATACATGGCGATCATCTGCCGAAACTCGTCGGTCGCCATACCCGCTTCGATAGCTGCAACCGCGTCCGCCATGTGTTCGCACTGGCTGGCGATCGGTGTGCGTACGCCCTTGACGACCTTGGTGGGCCACGGTGCGTTGGGGTGCTTCTTCATCATCGCCTCGATCATTTCGTCCTTGGTCGCCGTCTTGGTGCCGCAGGCGATCATCTTGACCTCGTTTGGCGTGACCTGGATCATCGGGATAGCCCGACCGACCGCAGCCAGCACACCGATGCAGATGCCGTAGCTCGCCATTGCGCGGGCTGACTGACTACCGACCGGCACTTCGATAAAAGCCAGCCAGTGACCTTCGATCGCCTCCATTGCGCCCTTGTGGAGTAGCTTGGCCCGCTCTAGGTCTTCGCTGTTCTTGCGAACAACCTTTTTCAGCTTCCTATCTTGCTCGTTCACGGTTTGAATGAGCGACAAACCATCCACGACTATCGTCATGGTGTCAGTGTCAAGCGTCGCTTTGGCGACACCAAAGTTGCTCAATGACGGGTCGAACCCCAGGATCTTAAATTTCATTACCAAACCTCCTCAACTGTTGATGGAACATCCGTTACTACTGCTTTTGCTCTCCTAAATTTGGGCCAGCTCTCGCCATGTTCGTCACACGCTTCTGCTTCCAGCGATACGGCGCTAGTGCCTGGCGGGATTAGCGTTCGTCTGCGCAGCACCACTTCCAGGTCGCTCTGGTCTTTCAGCAACTCGGTCAACTCCTTCCCCGAAGCCATTGGCGCCAGGCAGCTCAGTTCAATCGTTACGGTCGTTTTTCCCGCCACCATATGATCGCCAGTCATTGTCGAAACGTGGCGCGTGTCGGTCTTCGAGTTGATGTCCATCTTCAGTACCGATAGCGTCACCATACGGCCGCCGTCAATGGTCGGTCGCGTTCCTGCAAGAGAAACGTGTCCAAGCGCGTGATCAGCGCGTTCACGTTCGACTCCAATGAAACGACGCGCATCTGCAAGGCGATAACGTCCACCGGCGGCCCTGACATGCCTGGCGTTTTCCCCTCGATCATCGTCACGCGGTTATTCATCAAGGACAGGTTGTGCGTCCAGGGCGTAAAGGCAGTACCCTTAACTCCGATCAGATCAGTCTCAACTATCCGAAGACGCGCATCGATTGCCGCGCACAACGCTTCGTCTACCATGATCCGAAGCCGATCTCTTCGTACTCGACAAACTTGTCCTTGTTCGCCTCTGCTTCGCGAATCTTGGACTGCGCGGTGTGAATCGCCTTGATCGCGTTGTCGATACCGCCGAACACCGCGTCACCCATCAGGTCGGTGAAGCCAGTCAGGGTTGCACCCGCCTCGGTCGTGTTCATTTCCATGACGGTGTAGGCGCTGGCGCTGGTTGGTGCGAACTTGACGAGAATCTTGTCGCGCTTGCCAAAGTAGACGCTCTGCACGACGAACTCTTCGCCACCGATATGCGACGCCTTCGAGTAGCTGCCCGCCTTCATCACCGTCAACGATGCAGGGCCAGTCAGCGAGACAGGATTCGCCGTAACCTGGCTCTGGTTCGCTGCGATCCAGTCGTTGATACTTTTCGTCAAGGCTTCCATTTCGGCCTTTACGTCGTCTGCGTTTATGCTCATACCGTCCTTTGCTATGTTGTCCCAATCTTCTGGTGAAATTTCTGCCGCCTCCTCGTACCACGCGCTGTCGTCCTTTGTTAGCGGCGTAAACAGCGTTGTCACTTTTGGCGTCAAAGCTGCCATCGCCGCCTTCATCGCCGCCGTCGCAGTCGTTAGCGTCGAGCCGGTCGAGCCGGTCGAGGCTGATGTGCTGACGGTGCCTGTCAAATCCATGTAGTCGCCAAGTACGATGTGCTGCTCGGCAGCATCATCCTTTGCCGCTTTGATCATGTCGGCGTACGCGGTACTCTTGCCGGCGCGACGAGGCATGATCAGCGTCTTCATGAACGCCGGATCGTCCGTGCTTGCGCCAGGCGTATCCATCAGCACTCGCATCGACTCGATAAAGCTAGGTCTGCGCGGAGGCGCTAAAATGACGCCTCCCTTGATCGCATCCAGAAAGCTCTTCGATGGCGGGGTTAGATCAAAAGCCACGTTGGGTCGCCCCCGTTACGCTTGAGACGCCACCGCTTTTCTTGACCAGAATCACGTTGTCGATCCAATCAGAAAGGCTGTTGTGGCTGACGACCAGTACCGTGCCGCGTTCTTTCGCCTTCTTGTCGAGTACGGTCATCAGGCGCTCAAGACCTGGCTCATCCAGTGCGTGATCGATTTCATCAGCCATGAACAAGTTGATCGGCTTGGTCGCGCGGGTCGCTACCATGTCTTGCAGCGCCATCGCGGTGGCGATTCGCACCTTGCGCTTCTCACCGCCGGAGATCGCCTTGAAGGTCTTGCCACCCTTGTCGTTGGTGACTTCGATGTTGAATTTCTCCTTCAGGTCGCCCTTGGCCGTCTTCGACAGCGTTGACCAGACCGCATGGATATTCCCGTCAGACAGCGCGCCGAGATATTCACCTGTCTTTTCGTTCAAGAATGGCGTGACGGTATCGAGAATGTGCGCCCGTACGCCGGCAGGCCCGAACACCTTGACCGCGTTCGCGTACAGTTCAGCTTGTGTCTCCAGCGTGCCGCAGGTGACTTCAGCGACCAGGATTGCGGACTCGGCGCCGGTGATTTCAACCTGCTTGCCCTCGACCGCCTTCGTCCAGGTATTCGCTTCGGTCAGGCACCCTTTCGCCTTCACCTTGACCGCCTCGATGTCGCGCAGGTTCGCTTCCACGCCTTTGCGCAGCGTGGCGATGGTAGACAGGTTGCTGCGGATCGCGGTCATTTCAGCGACCGCTGCCGACACATCGGTCAGCCCTGCCGTGAAGGTGTCGATTTCGACCTGTATCGCCGCTTGCGCAGCCAGTGCCTCTTTGTAGGAGCGCGCCATCGTCAGCAGTTCGTCTTTGGTCGTGCCGATCTGCTTTTGACGGGTCTCTTTGACCGACTCCAAGTCGTGCGCGCAGTACGCCTTGCCACATTCGGCGCAGGGTTGGCCCACTTGCGAGTCGATCGCTTCCAGCGCCTTGACCTGGCTGGCGTGCGTGTCCTTCTTGCCGCTGGTCTGCGTGTGCAGTCGTGTGACCGCCGTCGATGCCGCGTGTAGGCGCTCGGCCAATTTGCGCTGCGCCGCCTTCTGCTCGTCGTTTTTGGCGAGGCTCGCTTCGAGTTCAGCTTGCCGCGCGATCAGTTGAGGCTCGTCAAACGTGGCGATGTCCGCTTCGGTCGCGGCAACCTGCTCTTGCAGCGGTTTGATCTTCGCCAGTTCGTCCTTCGCCCGAACCTTGCGCTCACCTTCAAAGACTGCGTGGCTCGTTTGGTACGCTGTCAGTTCCGCGTTTAGCAGCCCCAGGCGCTCGCCGAGCGCCTTTAAGGTAGTCTGCGCGGCAATGTGCTGTTTCTCGACCACCAGCGACCGTTTGGCGGCTTCCTTGTATGCTTCAGCAAGCTCTTCGACGCCGGCGGCCTCCTCGATCAGCAGTTTCAACTGCTTGTCGGTCATGCCTGGCAGATCGGGCATCTTTTCCTGCCCTGCGTAGATCGCGCCGATGAATACGTCGAGGCTGCAACCCATGATCTTGTTGACCACTTCCTGCGTTTCCTTGTCGGTTCCCTTTGACAGATCGACCACCGTGCCGGTGGCGGGAACCTCATGCACGATTAGCTGATTCTTGCGCGTGGCGTGCTTGCGGTAGCGTGAAATCAGGTAGGCGGTGGCGCCATCGACCAGCGTGACGCCCACTTCGCAATCCTTCTTGGCGGTCTCGTTGACCACATCGTCACCCGACACTTCACGCGCCGTCGTGCCGTACAAGACCCAACAGAGCGCGTCAACGATGGATGACTTGCCGGCGCCGTTCGACTTGGCGCTGGTGTCGTCTTCATTCTCACCCTGAATCAGCAGCAGACCGCGGCCGTCCAGTTCGAGTTCGGCCCGACCGATGGTCAGGAAATTGGTAATGCTCAGTTTTGGGATATCCATCAGAACGACCCTCCTTCTTTGTAGGCGTCGACGCCATGCGCCGTCACCGTGACGTTGTTGTGTATGTACGCTTGCGCCAGGCGGGCCGCTTCCTTCTCGATCTGGCCCTTGACCATTCCGGCGACCGTATCGTTGTTCGGCAGCGTCTTCTGCACCGCCTTAATTGCTTCGGCGACCATCCGACCGACCGCCTCGTTGACGATCGTCTGGATATTTTTGTCCGACAAAATCTTGTTCACCGCCGTCTGCGTCATGTTCTTCGCCGCATCATTGAGGTCTGCCGGCGTGATACCGCCCTCCTTCATGCAGAACCGAATGGCGTTGCGCAACTCTTCACGCGCCTTGCGGTTCGCTTGACCGCGCTCGATGCGTTCATGGCGGGTCAGCGCCACGGTTGGGATATTGCTGTTGCTCACGTCACGCTCCTTACTGTGGTGAGAATGTCCTGGCACAGCGCGGCAACCATGCCCGCCTCTTTGTAGCTCTGCGCGTTGATGTAATCGTTGATGCTGGATTCGAGCGTCGAGCCAGCCTTGAGGGTGGAACCGGTACGGGCGACCGTCGCCACCTTCACGTCGGGCAGTACGACGACGCCCTTTGCGCCAACACTCATGAGGTAGGCACGCATCGCTTCCACATCGGACAACTTCGCACTGTTGATCTTGACGCGAACGTAGTTGCCGTCCACGATCAGCGGCACTTCGTCCTCTTTGGTCGAGGCGTCGATTTCAACGAACGACGGTGCATGAGTGGCGTGCCACTTCACCCCTTCGTCGGTGACGACCAGGAACCCCGCTTTGGCGTCGATGTCGCTCCAGGTCTGGTGCGTCAGGGAGCCGATCGAATAGACGCTGCCGCCTAAGTCTTTGTGGTTGTGATAGTGACCTGCGAACACGCGTCGGTAGCCGAGCGCCGCAAGGTAGCCAGCGTCGAGACCGTGATCGGGCAACCCTGGAATCACGCCATCGATCGGCGCATGAATCAGCAAGTCCAGATCGGCGCGCTCAGCTTCCGGCGTCGTTTCGATCGCCGCCTTCAACTCTGCAATGTTCGGTATCCAGGGGATGACCATCATGTCGGAACCGGCGCCGACGTAATGAATGGTCGGCTTGTTGATGACGGTGCAGCCGATGCCTTCGAGAGCGGTGATCGCGCTCGACATGCGGGACGCCTCTTTGCCTTCGAGGTCGTGGTTGCCGGCATTGATGACGATCTTCATGCCGCCATTGATCAGCGCCCGATAGGTGTCCAGCGTCGGGTTCAGCACCGATGGCGCAATCGAGCCGCGCACATGAAACAGGTCGCCGCCGTGATAGATCGTGTCGCCGCCGGCCGCTACTACCGCCCCCGCGCAGCGCACCGTCTCGTCCAGTGTTGCGCGCAAGCGGCTGTTGACGCCCTCCGGCGTGGTCGTCGCAAAGGCAGACCAGTTGTGATTGTGCGTGTCAGACATTACGCCATACGGTTTCATAATTCACTCTCCTTTAAGTCACTATTGACTTATGCCAAACGATAAAAAACATGCTGTCCAATTACCTTCGTCCGCGTCATCGCGAGACGCCACGCTGGATGCACTCTCAACTCATGGTAGAAGGTCGCCCCGCCGGTGAAGTCGCTGACCCGACCGGTGAGGATTTCCCGCGCTATCACGACCGCCACACCGTACGCGGTCATGTCCTTTGGTACTGCCCGCGCCTTCAGTGAATACTTGCCATTCACGAAGCGCACATTCCTGTTCGTCCACGAAAACTGCTTTCGTTTCAGCACGACAGGACAAACTTGATCGATGTCGTTCTTGGCGCGATTCATTGTGACCAGCGCTACGGCATACTGCCCCGCTACGTTTTGGCCCCTCGCTTCATGGTAAATGTTCAGTGCGAGGCATGTTGCCGCGATGGTTAGAAGCATGTTTCTCTCTCAGTAATCTATAAGAACCCATTATAGTGTAGTAAGTCAGGAATGACTACCTTATAAAGACGAAATTCTGCGATTGCCTTTGTTGATACGCGACACGTAGGACTTGTCGATTCCAAACTTTACCGCGATATCCTTATGGAATATGCCATCTTCTATGTCTGCTCGGATTTGCCGAATCTGCACGTCCGACAACTTGGCTCGATAGTGCTTTTCGCCCTTCGGTATGGTTCCGTGAAGCTCCTTATCTTTTGTATTCGACACCTTGGTTCCCCAATAAAGGTTGCCAAGGTTGTTGCAGTCGCGAACGCCATTTCGATGACAGGTCTCCATTCCAACAGGACACTCGCCAACAAACGTCTGCAAAACCAACCTATGTACCGACTCCCGCTTCTCCTCGCCAATCTTTTTCAAGGTTACGAAAACATAACCATCTTGAAAGTCAGGCTTCAGAATCTTTTCTGGAATAGTTTGCGCTGCGCCATTTGACTTTACGATGACCCTTCGCAGGCTCTTAATAACGCCCGTATTGGACGCCTGGTAAAAGCCTTCATAGTTTGGGATATCTTTCCACTCAATCATTTTTCACCTCATTTTGACGGCAGATTCGATAAAAGCAGCGCTTTTGGTCGGATCGATTCGAAACTTGTTGAGCGGCAGACCACGCTGCCGGCAGGTCGTGAAGTAGGGAAACGAATTCACCGTGTCGAAGAAGTCCTCGACGTGCGTCATCCACACCAGCTTCTTCTTGCCTTCCCGTCGCACCACACCGACAGCGGTGATGCCTTGCGCGCGGCACTTCTCCAGAATCGCCAGGTCGATACACCAGGCATTGCGTACGCGGTGCAATTGCTTGTTGACGCGGTGCGCAAGGTAGAAGCGATGCCCGCTGGCGGTCTCACACCACACGCCTTGCAGCTTGCCATTGACCGAATGCGGTTCGCGTTTCGACATTAGAACGCGCCCCAGGCGCCGGAGTATTCTGATTGAGGCACGGCGGCCGCGACAGCGGGTTGAGCGGTCGTCGCATCCATGCCGTCTTGCTGGACATTCCACAGCGGGTACTTGCCGCGCAGGGACTTGCTCTCCGTGATCGTCATATCCAGCAAACAGTGAACCTCGTACGCGAAGAACGCCGTTTCAGCCCTCCTCGCGTCGCGCATCCACACCAGATAGCCGGAGTCTTCCAGGTAGGTCTCCTGAACTGTCTTGCCTTTGTGCTTTCCAAAAGGCACCTTGTCTTCTAGCCGCAGCGGCGGCTGTTGACTGAACGTTCTTTTCGTTGGAAGTGATATGCTGCTCACTCTAACCTCCTCATCGATATGACCACACTTTTCTTAGTCGCTACGGCGATATGTGGCCCATAAATCTTTTGAATATATTTGAACAGTCGTGCCGGTGCCTGTGTCGGATCTTCGCAGCCAACTTCCCGATGGTTGGTCGCCGCGTGTGTCTGACATAGCTCACCAAGCAATCCTGTTTCAACCTTTGTAACCTCTGCCTTGCCGAAGACTGTCTTCGTTTTTTCATTCATCAAGAATACGGTGTCACCTGCGGATAGTCTCTTGGCAAGTGCTTGGCCGAGACGGAAGGTGTTGAACTCTCCGTCTACGCCTGTGATTGGTGGAATGAAGCCGATTACTTGAGTCTCAACCATGTGTGCCGCCCTTTTCTATACATGACCATTTGTCAGATTTATTATAGTCAGGGCGGCACTTGGGGCTAAGGAGTGATGTCTTCCAACATCACGTTCAATTTCGGCACCAGACCTTCAGCGTTGATGTAATCGGCCAGCGCGCGCTTGCTGTACCGCTTGCCATCCCATGTGACGTACCCGTTTGCCGGCGCGACCAGTTTCTTCTGATCCAGGAGCAGGTCGATCAGCGAGTAAGTCGTATCGAATCGGGCCACACCATCCTCGTCAAAGGACATGCGGATTTCGCACTTCTTGAACGGCTTGGTCAGCTTCGACTTGATGACTTCCATCTTGATGTTCTGCCCGATGAATTCCTTGCCGCCGGCGACCGTCTGCATGATCTTCTCGCGACCGAGCATGATGCGGTTGGTGGCGTAGAACTCCATCGCCTTGCCGCCAGGTGTGGTGCGAGGATCACCGAACACGACGCCGATCTTGAGGCGAATCTGGTTCAGGTACAGGAAGGTCGCGTTGAACTCTTCGCAGTATTGCGCCATAACCTTCAGGGTCGTGGAGGTGACGCGGGACAGCGCCGACGTGTCGTTCATGGTGAAGGACTCGATTTCGCGCTTGTTGCCCTTGCTGTCATACAGCATCGACATCGGGATAGCGGACGCGATGGAGTCGAACACGAACAGAATCGGTGCATCGTCAGGGATTGCCTTCGAGGCGCGGATCGCGCGGCAGGCTTTAGCGGCCCATGTGTTACCGCTTTCCCACGTTTCGGCCTTGTGATAGAGCCAGTACGGACGCTCGTCGTTCAGCCCGAACCCTTTTGCCAGGCCCACGTCAAACGAGCGCTCCCAATCGACGAAGCCGGCGACGCCGCCCATCTTCTGCGCTGCGACCATCCATTCGGTTGCCAGTGCGGTCTTCCCGCTTGACGATTCACCCATCATTTCGACCATGCGGCCGAAAGGCAGACCGCCGTCGTAGCGACCGGACAGCGCTTCGTTCAGTGGCGCGTAGCCTGTGTCGATGAAGTTGACGACGGCTGCATTGTCGTCGTTGGCGCCAACGGCGCTGTCGAGCGCACTAATCAGGTCGTCGATCGATCCGCCGGCTTTGGCTGCGGGGCGTTTTACTGCTGGTGTGGCTGCTGTCATGGTGATTCCTTATTGAAAGTACGACACGAACTCGTTCATGTTCCTCAAGAGCGAGATAAAGTTCAATTCCTCACAGATATTCGCGAAAGCGTCCTTGTCGAACTTGCCGGTGTCGAGCCGTACATCAGCCTTCTCCGGTGGTTCAACTTTCAGCAATTGCATCAGTTGGAAATTGCGTTTGTAGATGGAGCGTCCCTGACCAGGCCACGCATCCACCCATTGCTTCTTCAGCTTCGCTTCTTCCTTTTCAGTCCGAACCTCCGCTGTAAGAACCTGCTGCGCCACCCACTCCTCTTTCGTGAATGGCGATGTACCCTTCCAAAGACGCTGGTGCGCCTTCAGCTTTGGCACGTACTCACCGCTGTCGCAGCGACGCCAAAACTCGCGAACGCTCCCGAACTCTGCGATGAACTCTGGCGCGCCCTTGTCACCGATACCGCCCACGCCTGAGATCACGTCAGACGTATCGCCCGTCAGAATCTTTGTTTCGAGGTAGGCGAACGGCGTCAGGCAGCCGGTCTTGGCGTAGAAGTTCTTGGAGTCGATGAAGCGGCTATCGTCGCGCATGTCGCGCCACCACACTTCGCCGGAGGTCGCTGTGGCACCGCGAACGAGTTGCACCCAATCGCCGTCACCGGTGATCAAGCCAACCTTCGAGCCTGGCGCGGCAGACAGCTTGCGCGCGAATAAACCGCCCAAGTCATCAGCCTCATGCTTCAGACCGGTCAACTGGCGCACGCCGAGCGTGTTGAGCATCTTCGCGATGTACGGGCGCATTGCCTTATAGGCTTCGCGGTTTCTAACCTTCTCGGCGTCAGCGTTGCGATTTGATTTGTAGTCGGGATGCAGCTTGTAGCGCCAGTCGGCTTTGCCGTCCCATAAGACCATCGGGGTGTAGCGTGGATACGTCTTGCGGATCGCCAGCATGGTGCGAATGAAACCGAACGCTGATTGCGTCTCCATGCCGTTTGCGGTCAACCGCGTTGTTGCCTGTGCCGCGAAGCCAATCGAGTTCGCGTCAATCAGTAATGTGCTGTTGCTCATGGAACAATCTCCTCAGATGGAAAGGGCCAACACCCGAAGGTGCTGGCCCCTATGTAGCTTGCTGGTTACAGTTCGCCGAGAAGATCATCCAACTCTGTGTCGAGCGCTACGTCAGCGCGGACGGCTGCTTTTACTTCCAGGTCAGGCACGTCCTCGATGCCATCCGAAGCACCTGCTGGCCCCGCGAGACGCGCAGCGCTGGTTGCTGGCTTGTCACCGCCGGCGCCTGGTGCTGGCAACAGACCGACGATGTTGTTCACCGCGGCGATTGCACGACGTTGCTGCTCGTCGCTTTCCTGCTTGACGTACTCGTCCAGATTATGAATCTTGGCGAGCGATGCTTGCGGCACCTTGTAGGTCTTGAGGCTGACCTGCGCGTCATACTTCGTCAACTTGCCGACGCCTTCGCGGGTCATGATGATGATTTGACCGGCTTCTGGATCGAGCGGAGAGCCTTCGCACTCTTCGATGATGGAGACCACCTTGCTGAACACGCCGTACTTCAGGTCGAGGATGACCGGTGTGTTTGGCTCGGACGAATCCAACATCAACGCGTTGACCAGCGTCGAGCGGTTCGCTTTGGCTTCGCTCAAGACCTTTTGGGTCTCGTCGTCGCTGGCGCTACGGCCGGCAACTGCCAGTGCGGCGCACACTTCACAAGGGCGGTCATAAGTCGCCTGAGTGCAGAGGTACACGGCTTGCAGCGTGTCGGTGGCATCTTTAACGAAGTGCTGGCCGTATTCGTGCCAGAAGGTCTCGTCGCCGCCGGCGATCGGTTTGCCGTCTTTGTCAATCGAGCGCCAGCCTGGCAAAATGCGGACGCGGTTAGCACCAGCCTTGAGCTTGACTGTCTTTTCGATCTTTTTGAGGGAGGCTTTCTTGGTAGCGAGGAGCTGCATGAGGGTTGGTTTTGCTGCTGCGGTCATGATTGTTCCTTTTGTTTAGATTTGAGGGTTAATGCCTTTGGACTCAGCGGTTACACCTTATCGTTTCAGCATCTACATTATAGCTCACTGTTGACTTACTTTCGTAAGCCAACATGAGGCAATTCGAACTTATTTACCTACCAGTGCGGCTGCGCGCCCGAAGACTTCCTTACGACCCTCTTCCAGTGCCGTGATGCGCGCCTGGCCCTTGAACTCGTCGCGGCGATCGGCACCCAATTGGATGATCATGTCGCGGCGCGTTTTGATCGCGTCGTAGCAATGACGGCGCACCGAAGCGATGGTGTCTGCCTCGATCAACCGGTTGTGCATCGAGGCGTAGCGCGGATCGAGGCGAACGGCGTTTTCGACCATCTTCTCCGTGACCTTCTCGCCGGCCAACGCCAGACTCTTACGGGCGTCGTTGTACAGCTTCGCTTCGGCGATCTCCACTTGCAGCTTGATGCGGTCAGCCTGGGCCACCGCGTTCGCAGCTTGGGAGCCGTGAAACGCTTGAATGCCGGACTGCTGCATGAGGCAATCGTCCAGGTTCGTGTCCGAGACGCGAATCTCCGCCTTGAACTCGTCCATGTCGATGTAGAAGTTGAGCGCTGGCGGCCCTTTCTTCGGTGCGGGGTTCGGCTCCGCTTCAGTCGCGGCTGCTGCTACCGTCGCCTTGTGATCAGCCTCGATCTGTTTGAGCTTCGCGGCCAACGCTTCCTTCTTGTCAGCTTCGGCTGCTGCCGCCTTCAACTGCTCGGCGGCCTCGTCCGGCTCATCAGCCAGCGTCGGCTTAACGACCGGCTCCGGCTCTGGTGTTGGCTCCGGTTCGGGGTCAGGCACCACTACCGCCGCCACGATCGCCGGCTTCACCACCATGTCTGCGGTTTCTGCGTCCAGTTCTGCCATCAGTGCGTCGAGTTCATCGTCGCCAATCAATACTTCTTTTGCTGCTGCCATTTCGTTCTCCCTGTTTGTGTACTTCAATCGATATGATGCTGCTTAATGCTTGGATTTGCTACTCAATACTGACTGACTTGTCAGCTCAAAATCTCACTAACTTTTTCGAACACCGCCATCAACACCTCACCCTTCGTTGGATCGAACGTAATCTGCTGCGCGTTCAAGCCGCACACGATCGAGGCGTCGAGCTTCGGGTCGTAGATGACCTTGCCCGCCAACTCGGCCGTGCCGCCCTTCAACCCTGGCACGAAATGCTTGATTGCGGCCGAGCCAAGCGCGACGATGATTGCCGGCTTGATCAGTTCAATCTCGCGCTCAAGGTACTTCGCGCAGCCATTGATCTGTGCGTTGGTCAGAAACTTCTCAGACTTTTTGGCCTTGACCAGCGTCGTGTAATAACCGTCTGCCGGTAGCAGGCCCGCGTCTTTGATCGCTTGCTTGATGTAACCCGCAGCGTCGCCCTCCAACAGCTTGCCGACCTTCTCTTCCTGCCACGACGGACAGTCCGAGACAACCATGAATTTGACCGTACTCTTCATCCTCACGGTCGGGTGTGGCTGATCGTGCAGGTCGCAGCCGGTGCAGGTTCGATAGTCCTGAACGACGTGAATGATCTTGGCGCGCAAGAACTTCTCCGTCACGTCGGTCTGGCGATCTGCTTTCACCGAGTCCACGATCAGACCAGGCAGAAGCTCCATCTGGTCTTTGCGGCGGTCAGGGTGACGCGCAGCCTTCTCTGTCGAATCGATCGCCGCGTATGCGCCAACCAGCCCTAAGTTATCGACCACCCGCGCATTGACCTTGGAACCCTTTTGCGCTGCCGACGTTCTGAACTCCTCGATAGTATCGAAGCGACCCTTGACGGCACCCCATACCGGCTTGCCTTTTGCGTCAAAAGTCAGTTCCCGCGCAGCCTCGCGCAGTTCGACGATGCGCTTGGCGGCGTTGTCCGAGCAGCCTTTCATCTTCGAGAATGGCATCAGCAGGTGCTTGTTGTCCGGTATCGTGAAATACTCGGTGGACTTGTTGATGTCAGGCGGCAGCAACTCGATGCCGTAGCCCCTGGCGTCATTGACCAAGCTCGTCAGTTTGTCGTCGCCAACCACCGACAGACAAGCGGCGAAGTATTCAGCGGGATAGCGCACCCGCACCCACATCGTCCAATAGCTGATGACCGAGTATTCAACGGCGTGCGACTTGTTGAAGCCGTAACCGGCGAAGGCTTCGATCTTATCGAATAGCTCACCCGACTCGTATGCCGCCATGCCCGACTTGCTCAAGCACCCGTCGATCCATTGTTGACGCATCGACGCCATCTTGTCTTTGTCCTTCTTACCCATCGCCTTACGCAAGTGATCTGCTTCGGTGCGGGTAAAGCCGGCAAGGTCGACCGCCAGTTGCATGACCTGTTCCTGGTACACGATGACGCTGTACGTTGGACTCAGCGACGCCTCCATGTTCGGATGCTCGTAATACGGCACCTTCGTACCCTGCTTGATCTGCACGAAGTCAGCCATCAGGCCCGACTCCATTGGCCCTGGACGGTACAGTGCGGTCGCCGCGGTGATGTCCTCGAACGTCAGCAAGCCACCCATCGCGAGGTCGCGCAGCAACTTTTTCATGCCTGGCGATTCGAACTGAAACACGCCCGTCGTGTCGCCACGCCCGAACGATTCCATGATGTCGGTCTCTTCGAGCGGCAGATCGATGTAGCTGAACGCGTAACCGTGCCGGTCTTTGATGTAGCGGCGGGCCAGCTCAAGCACATCGAGCGTGGACAGGCCCAAGATATCCATCTTGACCAGCCCGAAGTCCTCGACGACGCGCTTGTCCCAACAGACCACCGGCACGCCATCATCGCTCTCGCGGGTCTCGACAACGGCACGGTTGATCAGCGGCTCACCGGCGACCACGACACCTGCGGCGTGCTTACCGAACGAGCGCATGACCCCTTCCAGCTTCAGGGCGTGGCCCCAAATGTCTTCGTGCGTATTCTTGAACTTCTCCAGCTCCGGTACGGCTCTGGCTGCGTCGGTCAACGAGCAGGACTGACCGTGTTCTTTCGGCACCAGCTTGGTCGCCATCAGATCCAGGTTCGACAAGTCATGCACCCGACCGGCGTCACGCAGGGCAGATGCCGACGCCAACGTCGAGAAGTTGCTGATACCCGCTACGCGATCGGCGCCATACTTGCCCGCCAGATAGCCGACGACCATGTGGCGCTTCGAACTCATGAAGTCAAGATCGGCGTCAGGTAAGTCGAGGCGGTCAGGGTTGATGAACCGCTCGAACAGGAGGTTGAAGCGGATTGGATCGACATCGGTGATGCCGAGCAGGTACGCAACCAGTGAGCCGCCGACCGAACCGCGTCCAGGGCCGACGATGATTTCGTTCTGCTTGGCCCAGACGACCAGATCCTCAACCAGCAAGAAGTAGCCGGCGAATCCCATCTTTTTCAGGACGCTTAGTTCGAACGCCAGACGTGCGCGGTATGCTGGCAACTCTGTCGCGGTCGGCATGTGACCGAGTACCGGCTGCACGAAGCGGCGCTTCCAACCCTCGATGCATTTCTTACCGAGCGTTTCGAACTCGTTGACCGCCATGACCGGCAGCGAGACGGGCATTTTCTTGAACTCGTACTCGCACAGGTTCGCCAGCTTTTCGATGCCGCCCATCGCTGTGCGCCACATCATTGGCTCGTTGACGCCGTTCCATTGCTTGACGCGGGCCGCAGCGCCGGTGACTCGACGCGCCAGATCAATCGGCGGACGAAAGCCAAAATCCTTGACGTGCTGCTTGACGCGGAACGTGGTGGACATCTTCGATTGCGACGTGATGACACCGAGAACGTCCAAGGTGGACGCATCAGCGTCGTCGCGGTACAGGAATGGGTAAGTGGCGACTGTCGCATAGCCACCCTTCGCCGCCTCGATCGCTTTCGCATTCAGGGTGTCAAACAGCGGCGTGTCGATCGGCACCAGCTCCACGAAGGTCGGGAATTTCTCCGCCAGGTCTTCGAGAATCCCTTTTGCCTCTTTGTGGTGAAACAACCCGTTAAAGTCGCCGGTCGATACCGCAACGCCCTCCAGCCCCATTACGTCCTGCCAGCCGCAGCGCGAATGGTAATAGAAGTATTCCTTCGAGTTCGCTTTCGACAGCAGCTTCAACAAGGATGAAATGCCGGCGTCGTTGATGGCGTAGACCTTGATCGTCACCATCTGATTCGGCACTTCCTTGATGCCGCTTGCCTTCGCCGGCTTGTGATAGGTCGGGTCGTCATAGACGCGCAGCCGGCAGCCGATGATCGACTTCAGGCCCGCCTTCTTGGCGCGGCTGGCGAAGTCAACCATGTTGTGAATGGACATCGAGTCGCACAGCGCGACCGATTCGTAGCCATGCTTTTTGGCCTCCTCAATTATGTGATCGACTTGCAGTAGTGATTGACCGATGGAAAAATCAGACATCACATTGAGCGCATGATTGATATTCATATCGCAGAACTCCTTCTATTATTAGCCTGCTCTTTGTACGTAGCCCACTTGCAATTACCTGGCCCGTACCCTTTGTCGTTGTTTTCACGCTCGATCGTTAAGCCATCCGGCTGCTCACCCATATCGGCAAGAAAATTGTCAAATGTCGTCCAGCGTTCGCAAACAGTAATGCCGCGACCTCCGTAGTCCGCATATTTTGGATACTTAGGATTCCCGCAGCGTTGCCTCATATTTGTCCAGCAGATATGGGTTGGCGTGCGTGTCAATCCGTGCTTCTTCTTTGCTCGACTTACCATCTCCTTATTGACGCAGCCGCACGACGTAGTGTTGCCGCGACGAAGATTTGATCCGACCGCTGTGGCGATTCCACCGCAGTCACAAACGCACTTCCATTTGACATTGCCGCACTTCGCAGAATCGGCGCGCTCAACCACTGTCAAGCGTCCAAATCTTTGTCCCGTAATGTCTGATAGCGCGCTCATTTTTTCCCTTCGTTAATTCAGTACGTATTATTTCAACCGAGGGCAGGATTTAAAACAAACATTTCGCCCTGGCTCACCATGATTCCAAAGTAGAAAAGCAGCGACGACATCGCCACATGGGAGCCTGCGGTGTTGTCTGTCCAACCGAACTCAGCCACGAACCGCGCTTTCAGTGTCGCTTTCGTGAAGCCGCCATTCATGAGCAGGTCACACGCGACCCGCAGAAAAGCTGGCCCTGTCTCAGCGAACGGGTTGACGCCCTTCGCGAGTCCTTCGCGACATTCGGTGATCTTGTTCTGTCTGCACAATATGACTGCCTGATCGTACGTTTTCACGTTGCCGATTCTGGCGAGTGCCGCCTGGTGTTCGGCGCTGATTTCAAACGTCACCTGCTCCACCGTCGTCTTGCGCTTGACCGGCTGCGTGATCGCGGCCGGCTGCGTGATCGCGGGAGTCTTCGCCTTCTCAACCGCGGCGGCCGCCTTCGCGAACTTGACCGGCGGCACCGATGCCGCTTGCCTGATGCGGTCAGCTTCCGCCTTCGCTTGCGCTTGCTGTCTGGCCCGAACATGCTTCGCCAGGATGTCCTTGACGTTGATGGTCGACTGAATCGCCTCAAGCGTCTTCATCGACTCTGCGTTGCACGCCTCAAACGCCACGCATCCCTGACAGACCTTGCTGTCCATGCTGAATACGCTGGCCGCGCCGAAGCAGCCTGGCGCCTGTGATCGCTGTAGTTCTGTCATGCCATTGCCTTTCTTTCTTTGCGCAGGGCCGATTCGTACTTGCGGCGAATCGATGTCAGTTCCGAATCCACCTTCACGATGTCCGCATCGCTCAGATCGTCCGATATCAGCTTCAGGAACCGGCCAATGCTCTGCACCGTCACATCACCACCACAAGGCACCTCGTTCGTGCCAAGCACGTCATGGGACGCCTGACCCATCAATTCCTTCAGCAGCGCCTCTGGCGGGTCTTGCAGCCACTCCACGACCAGTTGCGACAGCGGCGACAGTCTGCGTAGCGCGACCTGCCGCTCTTGCGCTTCTTCCAGGATCTCTTCGGGTGTCGGTTCGTCCGACGCGATCCTCGCCTCGAAGCTCTCGCCGCCCTCCTCGCCCATCAGGGTCAGTTCCGAGAATCGCATCGGTTTCAAGCCATAGTTGTAGTCTGGTCGCGACTGCAATCCGGCCGCAGTCAGCGTCTTGTTTTCTTCCTTGCGGTCGGTGATCTCCTGACGTTGGTGCCTGTTCAGGTTCTTGACGCCACTCATGACGCCAATCGTCTTTCGAAACTGCGAGAACGCCGCCATCGTGAAGTACGCCGAGAATTTGATGCCCTTATCGGGATCGAAGCCGGCAGCGGCCTGCACGAACGCGACCGACGCTTCCTGAAACATATCGTCGTAGTCCATCGCAAGACCGACACCATGCGCCCACCGCAAGCCAAACTTCGCTTGCATGTGGACGATGCCCTTGTGATCCTCGAACCGAATAGGTATCTGGTTCATGATCAGCCAAAGATGCGCTGAGCAAGGCCGTCACAGACTTCACGGTCGATCCTGGACAGCTTGTTGATGAACGACAAGGTAAGACCCTGGCGGAACGACCCGCGCATCACGCCGATGGTGGACGCGAAGATCAAGGTGCGTGGCGAAATCGTGTCGCTGATCTTGGCGCCGTCGTACGCTTGACGCACCAGACTGGCGAATTCGATCATCTTGTCGGCGTCTTCCTTCACCAGCTTGCAATGGTTCTGGAGAATCTGCGACTCTGCCTTCTTGTCCATATACTTCTTGTTGATGACCATGCCGAAGCGGTCGTAGTTGGCGCTGTTCTGAATCATGGTTCCCTGATACAGACCAGTTTCGTCGCCACTACCGTTCGTGTTACCGGTGCAGCAGAAGCGGAAGTTCGCATGTGGCTTGATGATGCGCAGATGACGCGGCGCTTCCTTGATCACCAGCGACTTGCCTTCCAACACAGCCTGGTAATTCGCCAGCACTGACGGCAGACCGAAGTCGTATTCGTCGGCGATGTACGTCCAGCCGTTCATCATCGCCAAGGGAAGTGGCCCAAGCTCGAATTCGGTTTGACCGCCCTTGACCGTCCACTGACCGTTGATGTGGCTCTCTTCGGTGTTGACTGTGTGCTGAATGCGAATCGCAGGGCGGTTCGTCCGAGCGCAGATTTGCGACAGCAGTTCGGACTTGCCGGAACCTTTGTGGCCCCAGACGTAGCAGGGAATGTTGCGCTCGAAGGCGAGGATGACGTTCTTCAACTCGTCGATGTCATACACGTAGTTGTCGGACACGTCCGGCACCATGTCTTGCTGGTCGTGCGGCGACATCACCGAGATTGGAATTGGTTCACCGCGCGCAGACATTGCAGCCTTGACCTTGCCAAGCTCGAACACTTCATGAAGCATTTGCTTGACCATGTGGCCCTTCGGTATCAGCGTGGTCACGCTGGCGGCGGTGCCGGACATCTCCATCGTCGTACCGGAGGCTGCGGCAGCAGCGGCTTCGTCGCGCTTCTTGATCGCGGCGATTGCCGGATTCGACAGCAGAGGCGCGTCGGGAAACTTGGCGACGTACTCTTCGACCGTCATTTCCGGATGCATCTTCTGCAAGTGGAGTTTGATTGAATGCTCTTGCGCGCCGCACACTGCACAGGTAATTTTTCCGCTCATTGTTCTCTCCAATGGTCATACGACCGTAAGTAAATAATTTGTTTTCGCAACAGAACCAATGTTACTCACTATTGACTGGATTCGCAAGTCAGTAGTGACTTATCCTGTCAGGTTGCCTAACTACTTCAAGATCAGGGCGCGAAGTTCCTTCATGACGACGCCAGGCAGGTCTTCCACGTTGTTCAACGTCAAGTGTTTCGGGTAGAAACGCCGCACTTCGTCGGACTGGATGCCGATACCGATCACGTTGACACCGGCCCTTGTGATGTCCGCGATCGTTTTCTTCAGGTGCGGCGCCAGGGTATGTGTTTCGCCGGCCGCGTGTGGGGCGCCATCCGACAGCACCATCATGATCTTGCCTGTCTCGCGACGATTCATCAGGCGGCGGGCCGCAATCTCGACGCACTCGCCATCGACGTTGTTGTGCAAGATGTTCGAGTTGGGCAGCCAACCGAACCGCGCCTTCACGTCCGTCGTCATGCGCTCGTCGAAACCTTTCAGAATTGGCATATAGAGCGCTTCGACGCGGCTGAATCTGCGACCGAGTTTGGCGGTCTCGGCCGACAGCGTGGCGTGATCAGCGCAGCCTTCGCCGGTCGTGAAGCAAATCACTTCGCACTTGATGCCAATCCGCTCCAGTACGCTGGCTAACGCGTACGCCGCCTGGGTCGCGGTGTCGATCTTTTGACCATCCATCGAGCCGGACGCATCGACCACTAACTCGACCGCCACGTCCTTGCTGGTCGCTTCATGCTTGCGGCGAAACACCCGATCGTCACCGACTGCAAGGCGTGACAGGTTTGCAGCATGGATGCGACCGCTGCGATGCCCTGCCGAGTACATCGACAGCGAACGGGCCGCGATGGCGCGCTCCAGGTCTTTCTGAAGTGGCGCAACCATGTGATCGACTTTCGACTGCAAGCGCGTCAGCATGGCAGAGTCGTATTCGCGACCGACCTTCAACGGCTCAACGACATCCTTGTCCTTCGTGTAAATCAGGTAGTCGGATTCTTTCGCCGCATCGCAAGCGGCAGACGAAATCAACGTGGACATGGTTTCGTCAAAGTCGCGCTTAGTCTCCTTGTCGATCGCCGACCAGTTGATGCCGGCAGCTTTCGTGATGTCCGTTTCTGACTCGGCAGGCTTGCTGGCGCCGTCAGACGCTTCAGGCATACCGTCACCTTCTTCATCACCTTCGTCGTCACCGCCACCGCCAGACAGGTCGCCATCTTCTTCGTCAGGCATTGGTTCGTCGTCGCCTTCTTCACCCTCACCCTCTTCCTCTTCTTCGCCCTCTTCCTCATCGGCTTCAGGGTCAGCTTCGGGGTCAGCTTCATCCTCTTCAGGGTCGGCCGCTGGATCAGCTTCAGGGTCTTCCTCGTCGGTTGGTGCCGGCGTTGGGTCTGCCTCTGGATCTTCTTCGGGCGGTTCGGTTGCGGCAGGGTCTTTTTCGCCTGGTGTCGGTTCGCCCTCTTCTTCCTCTTCGTCGTCTTTAGGCTTCGGTTCGGCTTTCGCTTTCTTTGGCTTGGGCGACTTGGCGGGCTTCTCTTTCGACTTCTCACCCTTGCCACCGCCTTCACCTGCGTCACCCGATGGTGACGGCGGTGTCGGGGCCGGCGGTGCCGGTGGGGCTGGCTTAGCAGCCTTCAGGCGCTTCGTAACCTCTTCGGCGATCTCAAGGCAGTCACGCGTTGATGTCGCGCCCTCGATGCGATCCGCCAGGTCTTTGATTTGGTCATAGACTGGCGCGATGATGTGCATCTTGTCCTTCATGTATTCTTTGAACACTTGCTGACCCGCCATTGCGCGAATCAGCGGCACCATCAAGGCGCCGATCACCGTGTCGGTGTCGCCTTTAGCGACCGCTTCCGCAACGCGTGGCGTGGTGTATTTGTCGAGGAAGAACTTCCCCGTATTGGCAAGGTTCAGACCAGAACCTTGAAACCGCTGCGCCATGCAACGCTCGATGCGGCTGTCTTCAATCAGGTTGAGCATTTGGCCCGAACCCGATTTGATCGCTGCATCCATCACGTTGAATTCGGTGAAGAGTATGTGAGCAACTTCGTGATCCAAGAAACCTTGAATGGCGTCGATCAGTTCGTCGGTAGCGTTATCGGGTAGATACGGCAGGTTGACCAAGAAAGGACGACCAGCGCTGTCAGCTTTCACAAAGGCGCTTACTCCGCGCTGAGTGACTTGGATTCCCTTACCGGCGAGCATCTGCGTCAATTTGACGACTGATTCACGCATTACATATACACGTTCGTTCATAGCTTCTATCTCCTCGTTCATCACTCAGCATTGAGTGAACATTTACAATGATAGAGAAGCTCGTCAGGAAGCGCAACGACTATCTGAAAGAATCCTGAACGTAAAAAAAGCGGACGTTTATGTCCGCTTTGTCGTTGGCGCTGACGCCCTCAAAGCCGGAGCAGCCCATGTTTCGTTCCGGTCGTATTGACCAGGATGATGTTGCCTAATTTCGGATGATTAGCTCTATATACGAGGGACTCCCCCAAGTCTAACTGATCTTGAACTGTCGACTCCTCCAACGTGTCGACAAATGATTGCAGGCTAAGAACGGACGTTTTTGCTGAATGTGGCATTTATTCTCTCCGAGTTGATTACTGTTATGTGCGCTACACCACATTATAGCTCACCGCTAACTTACTTTTATTGTGGAAATTGTTAATCTTCGTTTCTTCTTTACTGCATAAATCGGGACTGAATTGGGGCTGCTTTTTAAATCTTATTAAAACGATAACGGTAAGTCACTAAGAAGTAATAGTTTATGAACTATAATATAAACGTGAGATGAATCACTTACCTGCCGGTCGTCCGGCGCTGAATGGAGAAAACATGACTAAAGAACCCAAAGCCTCAAAGGCGACGAAGAGTCCGACCGTTGCCCAGTATCTTGAAATGCAATTCAATCTCTGCGGCAAGTCGCAGATAGAGATCGCCACCGAATGCGGCTTTCCAAAGCCAAACATTCTCTCGATGATCAAGCAGGGCAAAACAAAACTACCCATCTCGAAGATCGCCGTAATGGCGAAATCGCTCGGTGTTGATCCGCTGCATCTGTTCAAATTATGTATGCAGGAATACGAGCCGGCGAATTGGGAGGCAATCCAAGAAACAATCTTGAAGCAGCCCGTCATCACCGCTAACGAGATGGAGATCATTCGGGTGATTCGTAAATCAAACGTGATCAATCCGAAGCTGCGCACGAATGAGGAACGCATTCGTTTGCTCGACGTGATTGCGACGTTGAAGCCTGAAAACGCCACCAACGACTGATCCATTCTCACCCTCAAAAAAGGCACCTTCGGGTGCCTTTTTATTGTCGTTTTATTGGACGAGAACAACTATGCTCTTGTGTAACATTGTGCGCAAGTGTATAAAAATACACTTGACAGATTAAGTGCGAAGTGATTCGACTACCTGTAATATATGACTTCATGCTGTCGCTACATGGTGAAAATGATATTTTGTACACTATGCGGCTATGAAAAGTCCAAAGTCCGTGCGCCGGCAGGTTACAAATATCATTCCATTTGGCTTGCGTATGCAGCCCGATCTGAGAAAGTTGATTGAAAAGGCGAGTGAGGATACGGGTCGGTCGCTCAATGCGGAAATTTGCATCCGACTCCACCAAACCTTTATGGCAGACAACAAGGCCGATGAATTGCTGGCGGTGGCAAGGGCAATTCATGCGGATATCCAGACCCTAAAGACCGTGCGCGCGCCAAAGTAATCCGCTGAGCCTGGCGAGACACTCTCAAAACTGCTATTCTCTCGACGACTTCACCATGAAGCTATCGATGGAGTGAATCGCATCGCGCGCGTCTCAAAAATAGCAGTAAGCAAAGACGGCTATATCCGAATGCGGAAAGCTGCATTCAAGAAGTTGGCATTTCAACAGTTGGTGGCGAATGCTGATCCGGAATTGCTTAGTGAATTGATCGGTCAGGCGATCCCGTCCCGCATTGCAGGTTTTTGCGAATGGGTGAGCGACACAGCGCCGGTGGTCAGCGTCGGTTTTGATTGGCACATCAATGACGAACCAAACCGCGTCGCCATCTTGTCTAATGCGCCTCGCACCAATCTGATGATGGTCAACGCGAAGGGCTACGATTACGGGCCGCAGCGCACGTCGCGGTTCCTACTAACTTGGATTAATACCTTTCTCCGCCCGCGATTATCGCCTCTCGCGCGGCAAGATATTGTGTCGAACAGTAGCGGATGGCGCGGCGGCTACCTGTCCATTCTGGACAACTTGACGACAGAAATGGCGCTCTACAAACAGGTTGAGCGGCGGGTGCGCGCGCTTGGCTTTGACTACACCGCGTACGGCATTCGGATGGCCTTCCCTATCATCCGGCCAACTGTGTGGACGCACAACAATTACCCCGAAGAGTGGCAGCGGCGTTACGCAGAAAAGGATTACGTCGATATCGACCCTACCGTTCAGCGCGCGATCGAGTCGCCGCTGCCGATGGTTTGGTCAGACGCATTATTTGAGGATCAGCCAGAATTCTGGCGTGATGCGCAAAGGCACGGCTTGCGCTTTGGGTGGGCGCAGTCGTCAAGGGATGCCACCGGCTCGGTCGGTCTTCTCAGCGTGGCGCGACGCGATGGACCGATCACGGACGCCGAACTGCAAGAAAAGCAGCACAAGTTGTCGATGCTCGTCCAAATCACACACGCCGGCATGTCCAGGATTATGGCGCCCGCACTTGCGCCAGGGCTGCGCGCGACCGTAACCTCTGGAGAGCGCGAGATTTTACGCTGGACGGCCGAGGGGAAAACATCAGCCGAGATTGCGAGCATTTTGGAATTACCGGAGCGCACCGTCACGTTTCGACGCACCGCCGTAATTAGAAAGTTAGGCGCCGTGAATATCACCCAAGCGACGGTGATGGCGTTCTCTCTCGGGATGATTTGCTAGAAAAATAATAAGTCATTGATGACTATCATTTGCGCCAATTATTGTATAAGATAATGCCATTACTTACCGAGTGGCGAGATAGCTGTGAGAACCCTAGACATTGATGAATGCGCCGAATTCCTGAAGGTTGATCGCTCGACCGCATTGCGACTGGCCGGCGGTGGCGAGCTACCTGGCGCCAAGATCGGACGCGCGTGGGTGTTCCTGCTGGACGACTTGGTGGAGTATCTGCGCACACAGGTGCGCTCTCAGGCGCGGCAGCGTCAAGCGGAAGCCGACACCGATGGCGCGCTGAACAAGGCGGTCGTCAATAACGCCTCGTTCGTGATGTCACCCATGCGCCGGCGGCCGAAGAATGCGGCCCCCGACCTGTCAGGCTACCCTGACCTTACCAGAGCTTCCCCGCCAAATTTGAGCCGCGCAGGTTAGCGTAACGCGCCAACATTCTGGTCGAACTGTGGCCGGTGATCTTCATAATCTCTGTGTCCGACAATGTGGTGCGTTCGAAGAAGCGGGATGTCGCCTCATGACGCAGATCGTGGAAGGTTAGATCGGGACAGCCCGCCGTCTCGAAGACGCGCGAATACTGCTGCGACATCGCCGCGCTCAATCGCTCCAACGTCTGCCGCTCCACGCCCCCATCCCACCAAGGGAACAGCCTCTCTTTGTTGAACTTGAAGTCTTCCATGCCGCGCGTGCCGGCGCCCACATGCTCCAGGTACTCGCGCAGTTTGGCAACCGCGACCGTCGACAACGGCACCTGTCGTTTGCTGCCGTTCTTTGTTTTCTCCAGGAAGATCGTACACAATTCAAAGTTCAGTTGATCGAGCGTGAGCGTGTACATTTCCCGCATTCTCATCGCCGTCTCCAGCGCCAGGTCAAACAGCATCTCGATGGCCGCCTGGTAGCGCATCTCAAGCGCCCTCTGCTTGTCGGCCGACTTCGCGCCCGCCATCACCGCGCGAATCGCCGGCTCTTCCAGCACACCTACGCGGCGATCGCGCGACACGTCTTCGCGCCTGGTGTGATGTGGGTTGTTCTTGGCCGCCTCGAACGATTCCTTGTCGGTGTATTGCGCGTAGCGTTTTGGCAGTTGACGAATTGGATTGAGCGCGAGCGCGACGATGTTTTTATTGGACGCCCAATCGAAGCATCGAGCGAGCGCGCCGACGTGATGTCGAATCGTTGATGGCGCGATATTCAACTCGATCTTCATACTGCGAATCCACTTCTCAACCCACACGTAGTTGATCAACTTGATCGGCGTCGCGCCGATTCTGGCATACGCCACGTTGAGCAGGTTCACGTCCGATTGCGGTATCGTGTTGTGCGCGAGATAGCCGCGAATCACTTCGGCCAAGATGGTGTAGACGGCGGTTCGGGTGTCCAGCTCCGGCGGCACGATGCCGTTATCGAGCAGCGCTTCGATCTTCGCGATGTAGGCGTCGCCTTCTTCTTCGTTGTTGGTGTAGTAGCGCCACGGCCGCGGCAGCAATTTTGCGCGCTTGACGACGTACTCCCACGAGTCGCCTTTCTTCCGTTTCATAGCCATCTTTTTCCTCCCGTTGACGGCCAACAGGCCGAAGTGCGGGTGGACTGTCCACCCGCGATGGGTGGAATCATACCCTTTTAGGCACTTTTAGGCGACTCTACGTTGGCGACGGGCAAGAAAAAGCCCACTAGGAAGTGGGCTAAGTCTTTGATTCTATTACCTAAAAACTGGAGGCGGGGGTCGGGATCGAACCGGCGTAAACGGCTTTGCAGGCCGCTGTCGTTTGTTTAGAATCAAAGACTTGCGTGAGTCGTCCACCTTATCGTCCACCCGACACTTTTTCAACTTCAGCGCGACAGGTAGGTCTCGATGGACTTGCGATCCGCCTCTTCGTCGATGCGAATCAGGTTCGCGTAGCCATTTTCCAGTTCGGCCCACACCATCCCGAACGCCTCGAAGATTGTGAAGTCGAGGCCGGTCAGTCGGGCCAGACGCCCACCTTCGTTTTGCCAGAACACGTACGGGAAGCGAAGCTGCTGCGGACAGGCCAGGATGCACTTCTTAGCCAGCGCTGAGAGCGCCTTGGTGCGCTCCATGCGGGAGACCATCGTCCAGGTCACGCTGGCGACCTCTGACGCGTCCATGCCGGTCTCCAGGGCGAACAGAATCGCCGCAGCTTTCGGTTGCTGCGCGTGTCGCAGTCCATTACGCAGCTCACCCGCTGTCAGGTAGACGCGCGATGGCGAGCGGTAGGTCAGCATGGGAGGGCTGGCAAATTCGTTGCGCGCGACCGCCGCTTGTACTTCTCGCATTGCGAGGTCGATGGCTGATTCTGCTTGATCGCGCTGGCCGGCTTCTGACATGCGGGCCACGAACGCGTAGATGGATGCGGTGCTGATCTTGTCGGCCGGTCGAGACCAGAGCGGCGACTGTGAGAGCGGCGATACGCCGAGAATTGTGGAAATCTTACCGATGTCCTTGAGCGCTGGTGTCATGTTCCCTCCAACGCTCAAGGATACCGCATTGCTAAATTACGCGATAGCGAAATCCAGCGCCAGCATATCGGCGATTTCGACGCAATTCGTTATGTCGATCCGCTGCAAATCCAGATCGTACGCATGCGCCTCAAGTCGCCAAGCCTGCTCGGTCGTCATCATCACTTCCATGCGCTTCGCTGCCGTCTTGATAACTCTGTTGTGACTGTTGCTCCCTATCGCCGCCGCTGCCGTCGCATCATTGATCGTACGCTGTAAAAATCGCTCATTGATGACTGACTGCGGATTGTCGACGAAAACCTGGCGCAACTGAATTTCGTCGCGGTGGCTTTTGCACCACAACGCGATCTGTTTCGCGCCGACCGGCTCACACACCAGAACGATATGGTCGCCATGCATGAACAGTCGATTCAGTTCCGCCGTTGACAGTCCGTAGAAGTTGTCGCCGAACTGGATGCACTCGATGAACATGCCGCAGTCTTTCATCGTCTTGAACTTGTCTGCGCCGATGAAATAGTAATCGACGCCATCGACTTCGCCGGCGCGTGGCAGCCGCGTGGTGGTTGATACCGCTTTCATGCAGCCGCGTTCGACCATCATACTTTCGAGCGTGGATTTACCGGCGCAGGATGGGCCGGTCAGTGTGGTGAGTTGTTTCACAGAATGATCTCCAAAGGGGGTAGAGTTTGTTGAGTCAGCCCGATTGCCGCAGCGGCGTCCAGACCGAGCTTTCGGACTTGATGGTTGATGTACGCCTCGACATCGATCTTGGCGGCTGTGGTGGCCTTTGCAAGCGCCTCTTCCGCCTGCCCCACGACGAAGCTGACTGAGCCTGGCAGGTACTCGGCTTCGCGACCCAAGTTCTTGTGGATCTCGCGCAATTCACCCTTCGGCAGTTTGCCCGACTCAATCAGGTCGCCGAGCTTGCGGATTTCAGCTTGCATAGCTTCCATGCGCCTTCTTCCAGACGCTTCGATTTCGCGCTTGAAGATTTCCATCTTCGACTCGTTCATGACGATGTACGGCATCGGCTCGCCGTTCACGTATGCGAGAGTGCATGGAACGCCGTCGCCACGTCCAGGCGATGTGATGAATTCGGCAAACTGCGAATGGCTCATTTCGAACTCAACGAGCGTCGTGCCAACGCTGTGATTCCAGTCATTCGACAGGTTGCGCGCCAGCTCTGCGCGCTTGACCCGAATGCAAATCCGATGGTCGTGCTTAACGTCCGAGCCAAAGAGCGTCTTGTCGCCGCCCGTCACGACCGACATCGTGACGACGCCAAAAGCGGGATGGTCGAAGACTTCGTGCGGCTCGCACTTTCCCGTTCTCTCCTCGCGCTTAGTTGGCCGCTGATGCTTTCTCATTTTCCGGCTCCTTTTCTGTTGCGGCTCCGCGAGCCAGTTTGTCGGTGATCATCACAAGGAAACGCGTCATGGTGAAGATCGGTACTTCGTTGCCGGCGTTGTCGATGATCTGGACGAGACCGCCTTTGTTCGTGTTGAACACGCGTTCCGTCCAGGGCATCGTCGCCTTCAGCGCTTTGAATTCTTGCTCGTTCACGACGCACCTACCTTTCGTTTGCCAACTTCCTTCTTCAAGAGGATCTTCATCATCAGCACCGAGCCTTCAGTGGTGGCGAAAATGTAGATGATGCCGACCGCGACGATGTTCCACCAGTTGCCGGTCTTGATCGCTTGCCATACCTGCAAGGTGATCAGAATGTTCGTGGCGAACCAGACGCCGTTGGAGCAGAGCGCAGCCCAACGGTGATAGTTTGGATCGCCGCTGTTGCGGCTGCGGCTGACCCATGTGAATGCCATGTTCTGTACGAAGGCGATCAGCGCGAGCGTGGCGAGGTCGAGAATTGAAATGTTCATGAAGCCCCTTAAAAGGTTGAGTGTTGTTGCGGTTGATCGGGTGAAAATGTCGGCATTGGAGGGAACGCGATCCTCCGCAGGTCGGCGATGTGTTCTTTCATCAGCGAGACGACTTGTTCGCCGGCGCCAGTTACCTGCTGCCCCGAACTCGGCCGAATGCCGGCCTCCCACAGCGCATCGAGCAACGCCTGGGCCGACTGTTCGTCGAGTTGAAATGCCGGATTGGGCGCGCTGTAGACGCCATACGCGCTCGTTGACACGGCCAGTGGCGGGAAAGGCATGAGCGTCTCCACTCCAGTCGGCGTCTGGCGGGCAAGCACATGCACGTCGTACGCGTTGCACGCCAGGTTGCGCTCAAGCCGCGCTTTGCAGATCGGTATCAGGTTCACGTAGTCTCCTTCGGAATCCACACCCAAGCGGCGACCCACGTTCCGCGCTCAGTTTTCGCCAGCATCGGCTTGTCGTCGATTTCGATGTCGTCGTCGGACGGCAATGCGTACTGTTCGCGCGCCAGGGCGACAATCGCGCCCTCCTCGCCAGACAGCTCCGGCTCCAGCACCGTATTGACCGCATTGACGATCTTTTCCAGATCGATGCTGCCGATCGTTGTGATCGGGTGCGGAGGGAACTGCTGCATCCCAAGCCTGGCCCGTCTGAAGTCGGCCTTCAGGTCGTCGATGTCGATTTTCACGCCGCCTCCTCCACGTCGCCAACCATCACGTCGGTCGTGCTGTCAAACACATTCGAGTCGCGCGCATCCTCAAGACTTTGCGCCATCTCGTCACGCGCTTTCTCAGCCTCCCCCTGGCTCTTTGCGCAGATCGTCACCAGAATCGTGAAGTTCTTCATGCTGCCGCCTTCAGGATTGCCGCGCCCCGCTTTGCAGCCTCTTCTTGAGCGAAGACTTGCGCCAGTGTGTCCGCGACCGTTTTATCCTTGCGCAATTCAACGTAGCGCGGAAGGAAGAGCGAGTGCAGATCGCCTTCTTTCGACGGCCGCATGACACCGGTCGCCTTGACAGCCATGATGGTGCCGAGCAGCGCTGCGCGGTTGTCACTTATCTCCTTACGCTTCGCATCCTTGAAGCCGGACACGGACACGCGCAGTTGACCGCAGGACGTTTCAGTGATGACCGACCCGAAGGTGGCCGCGTTCTTGCCGTTGCCTGGTTCGAAGCCGACGATTTTCAGATCGACGACGAACTCCAGCTTCAGCTTGACCTGATCCTTTGATGTCGCGTCGCGCCAAATCGCCGTCATCTTTTTAAGGACGACGCCCTCTTTGCCGAGCGCCAGCAGTTCGGCATAGTATTCGTACGCCGCAGCCAGGCTCTTGACGATGCGCGTCGGGATGAGGCGTACCAGCGACGCAGGGCCGATCGCCGCTTCGCGTATTTGCGTGATGAGGCCCGTCAGGCGATTCTTGTACGGATCGAGGTACTGGCCCTTCGGTTTGACCGATGTCAGCGGAATCTGATCCCACACCAGCAGCACCGGCTTTTCGCCAGGGCCGAAGTCGCCGCCCTTGAGGACGCTGTTCAGAATGCCGTTGCCGATTTCACGCGCCAGGACAACGCCGTCGCGCTCGACGACCACTTCGCCATGACTTTGCGTGGAGCGTGGGAAGGTGAGCTGAATGTCGCCAATCATTTCGTCGAACTTTTCAGTCGGGAACTGGCTGCCTGCGCGCGACGACAGAAACACTTCGCCGTCGTCTTCGTGATCGACGTTGAAGAACATGCCGTCCGCCTTCTCTTGCGCGATAACGCCGCCAGCAAAATCCCACTTGCTCAGATCGGTGTCGGTCGGCAGGCAGCAGCGCATGTACGGGAAGTCCGGCACCAGGCCAGGAAACGCCTTGTTCGTGGTGTTCTCGCCAAAGCCGGCGCGCAAGTCTTTCAACAGGATGCGCTTGAACAGCTCCGCAGACTCTTCGCCGAGACGGTTGATTTCGTCCAGAATCGCCGCCTGCATTGCGGTGCCGGTCAGGGCGCGGACACGCATCTGGTCAAGGATCTCCCACGTCTTCGCGTCGAACTGACCGGCGCCAGGTGCGGTGCGTTCCGGTATCTTCTTGACGCCGTAGGTGATCGTCGTGTCGCAGGCGGCCTTCAGCACTTTGCGCAGGAGGTCGCTGGTGTCGCACTTCTTGAGCATCGCCTCTTTGTCGTTCTTGCCAGGTGTGGCGGCGATCGATTCAATTAAGCCAAAAACCTCGTCGCTATTCATAAGTAAGATCATGTTTCCTCCGGTTATCGTGATGCGGCAACACGCCGCGCGTACTGCAATGGGGATTCGTTCGGCAGCATCATTACTACCGGACGTGACGCGATGAGCGTCTTCAATTCGGGTGGCGTCGCGTTGACGGCCAGCGCAGCGACAACCTTCGGCGCTGGTGCCGGTGCGACAACCTTCGGTGCCAGTGCGGCGGGCGTCTCCGCCAGCTTCTTCATTTCGGCGTTGATCGCTGCGGCGTAGCTGTCTTCTTCCGGCGCCGGCGTGTCGAACTCGCGATCAGCCGCGGTCGGCGCTTCCTTCGGGGCCGACTTCGTGACGACATCGATCACGCGCCGCTTGCCTGGCATACGCGGGATTTCATCCGGCAGCGTCAAGTTCGTGATGATTTGGTTCTGAATGAACTGGCGCGGAAAGTAGAACAGCGCCTCGCCCTTCAACAGCTCCTCGTTACGCATATGAATCGCCGCACAAGTCTTGTTGGCGATCGAAGGGATGCAATCGGCGTGCAGCGGGTGCGTACGGCCCGCCTCATGCTCTGAAATCTTCCAGAGACACGACGAGTACGACGGACTGCGCTGCACGATGTCGCAGCCACGCAGATAGAACGCGTTGTCGCCGCCGGCCGAAGCCGATGGTGGGTAAATTTTCTTCGGCACTTCTGCCGGCTTCACTTCTTCAACTTTTGTTTCATCGGTCATCATCATCTCCAGTTACCAGCTACCCCAATTGCCATCGCGAACGATCGGCGGCTCTTCAATTTTTGTCGTGTCAACTATGTCAACCGCCGGCACGCCAGGCGTCATCGCAAAGTAGTCAAAATACTCAGAGACAGCCTCGCGATCCGTTGTCTCGTTGTAATGCTTCATCGTCGTCTCGCGCAGGCCCGTTTGGCTCAGTGACTTAGGGCCGACGATGTGGAAGCCAAACTTCGCCTCCGCGAATTTGTACACGCCCTTGCCAGGTCGCGGCGCCGACTTTTGGTTCAGAATTTCGCGCTGTGCCGACTTGGCCGCCCCTTCGCTTGCGTAGTATTCGATCTTCGTTTGGCCGCCACCGAGCCTCTTGCCGATCGGGCCGTATCGCTTGATCAAGATCGACTTACCACCGTCGCCGACGATCCGCACCGTTTCGTAGAACTTGGTGCCTCCGTCATGCTCCAGATATTTTGCCTCGACTTGATACATATTCAGCTCTCCCGCGCATTTGACGCTTCACTCGATAAGTCATATGTTACTTATCTATCTCAGGATTCACAAGTCATTAATGACTTATCCGTACAGGTTGCCTATGGCATCACTTTGAAGTTTTCATCGAACAGCGAATGGATCCAACGTGAGGTCTCGCTCTCTTGTGGCAAGTCCGCCGGCACCACTAGAAGCCAGGGGCCGCGCTTATCCGAAAACAACACGCTGTCTCGCTTCGTCAGCACACGCCAGCGCGCGCCACGCTCTTTGATAACCTGTCTCCCGCGCTTCGAGAGTCCGGCCAGTTCTATGTTCACGTCACGCCCTCTTGCGCAGTCGCAGCCGCGTCGCCACACCCGCGTTGATCACTTCCGCTTTCCAGAATGCAGCGCAGACTTCGGACGCGGGGATTTCGTTCGGGTCTTTGTCCTTCGGCAGTATCGCGATGCGCGCCTGGATGCCGCAGCCGTTCAGCATCAGCCCCGCCTCGATCGCATCGTCGATGGCGCGATCCTCGCCGTCCCACATGAAGGTTGCCTGTTTCAGCCCCTTCTCCTTCAAGCGCATGACCTTGGCGAGCTGGCTATGCTCGTCGCCGCGCGACAGGTGCTTGCCGAACGTACCAATCGGCACCACGTCACGCAGGGCCATATCGCCGTCCAGAGCGATTTTCATGGCAGCCACGTCGAATACCCCCTCACCGATGGCGATACGCGCAGCACCGACCGCATTGTGGCCGTTGTACAGGTGTGTACCGGTCGAGGAAAAGCCAGGCGGGAATAGATATTTCTTATCTGCCGTGTCAGTGATGTCTCGCCCCTGGAAGCTGACCAGTTCGCCTTCCAGATCGAATACAGGAATGATGATCCGGTTGGTGTAATCCTGAAACAAAGGTCGCCCACGCTCGTCCTCATAATTGAACTTCCCTCTCTGTGAAAAGCGCAGCGAGAAATACTTGGCGATGTCCGCGGTGATGTTGCGGCTGTCCAGGTACTTCAGGTTGCGCCCGTTGTGCGGCAGCGCGATCGATGCCGGCAGCTTCAGTTCCTCGCCGGTTAGACTGACCGCCACGCTGATCTTGCGCGCCGGCCGCCAGCCCTGATCACGCGCGAACGTCTTGATGTGGTCAACCGTCGCCTTGTTCGTTCCGCCGATCGATGCGTGGATGAAGCTCCACTTGTTGTATTTCGTTTCGCAGTCGCCGGCGAAGCAGTTGCCGAGACCGCTGTCGGCGTTCAGAAACACCTTCCAGTTCGAGTTACCGCAGCAAGGGCATTCCTTGACGTTAAGCTGCTGGCCGGATGCGCCGCGCGCCCGTTTGTAGCGGACACCTTCCTGATCCAGCCAGGACTCGATGTCGAGCGTATCGATGGCCTCGCGCAGCTCCTCGTTGCGGTCGGTCATTTAGGCATCCAGCCAGAGGCACAAGAAGCCGATAACGAACGCATACCACGGTGCGTCATAGTGAATACAGGCGAAAAAAGCGAAGATAGCAGTCATTATTCGATCTTTATGATGGAACTTATGAATTTCATCTTCGCCAATTCTTGCTTGATGAAAATCGTAAAGCCGGATTCTTGGTTTCGGGATGCGGCAAAGAATAGTCGCGCCTCATTAGCCGCTCGCTCCTCGTCGGTGACGTTGATCGATATCATCAAGTCAACCGTCCGCACCTTGTTGAAGTCGTCCGCGACGTGTTCCGCTTTCGCTACGGCCGCCTGGTATCCCACGCGGTTCGTCTGCGTTGCGGTGAGCATGGCGACGTTCTCTTCGAACGCAATGGCGCGCAGTCCGAGCCAGATGTTCTTGGAGTTCTCAATCGCGTCGTTGCAGCGGTGATCCGGCGCCATGATGTCGCCGTAATCGACCACCACCAAGTCGAAAATGATGGCCGGTCGGACGGTGCCGTCCGACTTCAACTTTGGCGTCTTGTAGCGCTGAATCAGCGCACTCAGCATGGATGGCGTCAGGGTGCCGCTTGGGTATTCGTGAATCATCAACGCGCCGGTGTTCTTTTGCAGCGCCTCGACCTTCGCACGGACATCGTGGATCTTGATACCTAGCTCCTTGACATAGGTGTCGGTGATCGACGCATCCAGGCGCTCGGCGAGAATCCGACCCGCAACCTCGCATGTCACGTACAGCACATTCTTTTTTGCCAGCGATGCGAACTTGGCGAAGTTGATCAGCGCCGTTGTTTTGCCCGCCTTCGCGCCGCCCACGATGCAAGACAGCTCCTTCTTGCCCCACCCCCTGTGGTAGAGCAGGTTATCCATCTGCAACAAACCGGTCGTGACGCCGGTTGGCGGCATCAACCCTGCCGCGCGATCCGTGCGCTCGTTGGTGCGCTCGGTGATCCGATCGTAATAGTCGTATTCGTCGCCATCGGTATTGACGCCGACCTCGACCGCCATCTTGATTGCCGTCTCGATCTTATCGAACTGCTTTTTCTCCAGCAGATCGACCGACTTGAGGATCGCGGCCGAGACCGCCTGGTGGCGCGCAAAGACCGCAACGTCTTCCGCCATCGCATCGCTGTTGCTCAGATCGGCGGTCGATTTGAAGATCGCGCCGAATGCTTCTTTCGCCACATCGAGGATGTCGCTACGAATTGTCTTTTCTTCTTTGGCGGTCTTGAACAGCTTGATCGCCACGGTCAAGCCTGGCAGGTCGTTGTACTTCTCGTAGAAGCGCAACGCCATGTTGACGATCGCCGCCTCGCCCACGTTGTCGAAATACTCCGGCTTGATCAGGTGGCCGACCTTGCGCATGAAGCTGATATCACGCATGGCGTGAGTGGCGATCTTGGTTTGAAAGGCGGGGTCATCTTCAAACTTCGACACTTCAGCCGTATCGATCGTTACGTCGGCGGCCGACACTGGTGTAGCAATGCCCGAATACGCTTTGCCGACCATTGCAGCGACGGACTCTTCTGCGGTTGCAACGGTCATGCTTATACCTGCTCGGCTGGCGCGGCCGACTCAACAGGGCGCGGGGTGATGGCTGAGAACTCGCTGATATCGTGTTTGAATATCACACGGTCGCGGAATGTTTCGCCGGCCCCTTCAGAAAAGGAAGCGACGCGAACCGAAACGGTGAATTTGTCGGAATGCTTGATGGTGCCAACGACAATCGTCCCGTCGCGCTTTTGAATCGTGACCATTGCGCCCGATGTCTCCAGCGCCTTCAGGAAGAGTTCGTGACCCTTCAAGACTTCCTTCTTTGGCGCCGCCGCTGTGGTGCGCGCCGTGTATGGCCGAGTTGCTTTGATGATTGGGCGACGAATTGAACCGTCTTCGCGAGCTAAGCGGGCGCCTTCTTCGATTTGCTGTGTACGTTCTTTGGCGTCGAATGCCTGCTGTGCGTGTAACATTGAATCTCCTGTAGGTTGATGAAAAATGCTGATTCACTCGAATGACTACATTATAGCTCAGTATTGACTGACTATTGCAAGCCGGCGATCAGGCAATGATCAATTGCGTCGGCAACATTTTGACCAGAGAAGCGCCGCAACACGGTCTCGATGCGAATCGCGTCATGTACATATAGCGATGCGTGAATCCCGAAACGTGGATGGGGGCGCTGCGCGATTTCACCGACCAGATAGTCTTCATAGGCGAGCTGGTCAGGGCCACCGACGAACGCTGACGTGACGTATCGCGGCGACTTCGCGTATTGAATCTTGGCCTTGCGTTCGAGCGCCCACGCGTTTGCAATCTCCACCAGCATGTCGCTATTGGTCGTGATGTGGCAAGGGCGTGGCGGCTGTCTCCAGCCGGCCGTAATGCACCAATCCATCGCCTTGCGCATGAAGAAGTCGTACCGCACTCCCATTTCGTCGATCTTCTGCCGCAACAGCCAGAACGAGCGCTTCTCCCGCGCATTCATCACGTCCTTGCCGGTGAAGCCCGCCATGAAGCCGCCGCCCTTTCCATACGCTGTCAGCATGAAGGTGCCGTAAGCGCGGTTGAAGTGATGGGCAAACAGGTACGTCGCCTGGGTTGGATGCAGTGGACGGTAATCGAACCATTTGTCCTGGTACAGCTTTGCCTCGCCGGCCAGGACTTTACGATCGATGTTCGCAATCGCCAGTATTTCGCATTCGTTGAATGTCAGCGCCGACCCAAAATAGGGGCCGTGTGTTTCGCTTGGGGATACTTCGCTCATCTTGGGTACGCCTCTCTCCGCGGTTAATCTTCAATTCTGTATTTCTGCATTTCAGTATTATAGTAAGTCTTTACCTAAGACCGTGGCGGCCCCAAGCAACCTGCCCCCAACTGGATCTGAGATTCAAGAAGGCGAGGCACCGGCCCCACCTTCCCGTTGTTCCTTATCGCTGTAGTGCCGGATTGATGCGACTCGGTGCCGGTGATTCGTACGCTTCCACGACCTCCTGACAGAACCCTGACCGCACGATGTCCTTCTTCTCGAACATCACGACTTTCACGGACGAAATGTGCATCAGACGGTTCGCGGCGTCGACAAAACCGCTTTGCCCTTTGATATCGACCTGCGACTCGTCGCCATTGATGACCACGGTAGCGTTCTCACCGACGCGCGTCAGGAACAGCTTGAACTGGTCGGCGGTCGCGTTCTGACCTTCATCCAGGATCACGAAGCAATTCTTAAATGTCTTGCCGCGCATGTAGGCGAACGGCTCGCACTTGATGCGGCCTTCCTTGATCAGATACTCGACGAAGGACTTGCCCAAGCGCTCCTCGAATACGTCGCGCACTGGATCGAAGTAGGCGTCGAATTTCTCGTCTGCCGTGCCAGGTAGAAAGCCCAAGTTCTCACCGCCCGCCTCGACTGCCGGCCGCGTCAGAATGATCTTCTCGACCCGCTTGTCCATCAGCGCTTCGCACGCCATAGTGCCGGCGATATAAGTCTTGCCTGTACCTGCCGGCCCCAGACCAAACACAACCCCGCCATCATTGCGCATGGCACTGGCGTATTTGCGTTGCTTGTCGTTCTTGGGTTCGAAGGCTGCGGCGCGCACCGGTTTGGCCGGCGGCATGTGTTCTGCGTACTGCTGTTCTGGGAGTGAGCCTGCTCGTTTCGATTGGCGCTTGTTACTTCTGTCCGACTGCTTGCTGCTTCGCGGCATGAGTGTCCCTCTTCCAGATTGGTTGGTTGGTCAAGTCCTTACTATACCTCACTGGTGACTGACTAAACAATATGAAAGAGGGAATATATTTTCAGTGCATGAGTAGCGGTTTGATAACGTGATGATCAACCTCGATCGGCTCGCGTACGTACATCTTGCCGCCCGCCACGCAGAAGTCCGTGATCGACACGTAGTCATGCACCGTGGAGCGCGTGTGCGTGTCGATGTGGGCGATATCGAACCCGTTGTGCCACTTCTCACCCTCGCAGTACGATGCGCTGCGCTTGTGGCCGCTGCCGAGCTGATGCCACTCAAACGCGCCGTAGATCGGCGTGAAGTCCGACCAGACGACGTGCTTGTGGTGATGTCCGTTCACGCCAGGCATTTTCCAATCGCGTGCGAATGGGAAGTGATGGCAGACGAAGGTGTCGTAATAGATTTTGTAGTTCTGGGCCAGCTCCTTCTCGAAGTCGCGCTTGGTGAAGGCGGCCAGGTCGGCTTTCGCGATGTAGTTGATTTCGAACTTGTCCAGGCCCAACAGCTTGGCGATCGTCCAGCCGTGGAGGTCTGCCAGCACCGCCCTGATCGCTGGTGATTCGTCCGCCAGGTGCCGCAGCATCCGTGCTTCGTGGTTGCCTTCAATGAAGTCGATCTGCGCGTCCGGTGCGGCAGCGCGTGTCGGCCCGAGGATGCGTTCGTGGGCAAACTTGATGCGCTGCACGACCCCCCACTCCCGCGGATCGACGCCGTAGCGCCCGAATTCCGGCAAATCAAAAATGTCTCCATTGAAAACGATGATGTCTGGCTGCACGCGGGCCACCGTATCGAGCCATACGCGCAGGTAGAATTCATCGACCTCGACATCGTGGAGATCCGAACAGATCATGATCGTCTTGAAGCGGCCGGTGCCGTCCTTTAGGTACTTGGTCGCATAGTCCATACGATCGACGGTCATCTGCCGATAGTGGTCTACCGATGCGTGCTTGGCGATGTGGCGCTCAAGTTGGTGCTGCTGGCGCGAGAGTTTGAGACCGGCCTGGCGCTTGAACTCTTCGAACGTGCCAAAGAAGCGGTTCCAGGTCGATTCCGAGATGGCGCTGTGATTGCGGAAGTAGTTGCGGCTGATGACTTGCTCGGTGTCGATCTTGGCGATGCGGCGCAGTTCCTCGATACAGTCTTCTGCCGTCCAGTCCGCCATGAACTTCGATGTGTCTTCCGACATCGGCACTTCTGATGTCGGAGCGCGCAAGATCATTTTCTGCGCTGCCGGATCACTCTTGGCTAAATTGCGCAGGAATCCCGCCTTGTTGCGCACCGTCTTGATTGAGATGTCCAGCTCGTTCGATACGTCTGCGAGTGTGTGGAAGGATTCGAGGTCGTTGTAGACTTCGACAAAGCGCTGTAAGTCGGTCAATTTGGGCATATTCGGGCGAGTAAGAGGATGAAAAAAGCAGGCCGTTTCGGGCCTGCTTGTTTAGTACGTCACGTATGACTTACGCATTAGACCGCGGCAGGAATCGCTTCGGGTGCAAAGAGCGCCGCAGCAGCCGCTATGCCTCCGTCTTTCTGATACGCCGCGAGCATGGCGGCAATGTGCGGCCAGACGTGTTCGAAGGCGACTTCGGCCGAACCGAATGCTGAGTAGAACGAAGTCAGACCAGCCTTAACCATTTCCATCTTTGCTTCTGCCGGAGCAGACGCGCCAACAGAGCCTTCCACCGCACCGATCAGCTTGACCGCGACAGGAATCAGGCCAGCTACGCCCTCGACGATTTGAACAGCTTGGAGTACGTTGAACATGCAATTTCCTTTCAGTTGATACATTTGACTTCAAAAATGACCCCATCAATCGAGGCCAGGTAATTCTCTAAAGACCGCTGCGCCGACAGCGATTCGTCAGCCGAAATATGGCGGGAGACCTGCGTCTGCGGCCGAGCTGAAAGGCCGCACTTCGCTTTTGGGGTTAGGAGCTTCGTTAGCGACGGTAGGCTCAGCAGTTTCGGCTGACACTCGGTTGCTGACTGACGAATCAATTGCTCCAGGCGCGACGACGACTTTTGCCGGCAATAGCCCGCCGCGTTTGCTCGTAATGTTGTTGAGTACAAAATGAACAAGAGCAACAATGCCAGCAGCGATTGCAGCGGCGGTGGTGGTGTCCAATGTGATGCCAATGCCATAATCCCCCGCTACTTTGACCGCCATCATGATTGCCGGAACCAAGACCGTTGCCGCGTTGCCGCCATCCTTCCAGGCTTCTGGGTTGGCGACCTCGTTACCCTTTCGGAATAACGAGAGTAAATCCATCAACTTTTCCATACGTACCTCGATAAATGTTTGCCACCTTCGCCATTATAGCTCACTCAATACTGACTTATGAATCCTGTGCGCCAAAACGCAGATCGGCAGCGATACGCCGCGCCCATCCCTTGCCGGCAAACTCCCAATTCTTGCAGCCCGTCATGAAGATCAGGCGCTCAGCCAGAAACCTCATAATCAGGTCGTGGGCCGCCATCGCCGCGATCGCCGCGACCGTTACAGGGCCAACGTGTCCGTCGTCTGCGCAGCTCACCGCGCGCTGGATGGCGCGAATCGCCGGGCTGATACCGGAGTTGACCGCAAAGTCCAGCATTTGATATGCGACGCCGAACGCTTGGCCGTCCAGGTGTGCCGCATCCCAGAAGTCGCGCTTGTACAGGGCGATCGCCTGGTCGCGCGTCAGCTCCTTGATGTTGACGGTTGGGTAGCTGCGCTTGCTGATACCCCAATTGGTTTCACCGCCTGGATCTTGAGGGTCGTTAACATAGCCGCCCTCATTGCCGAGCAAGCGGCCGATGGCAACGTAAAAGTCTGGCCGCTCTGCCGATACTACGTGTGTGGTTCCGAAGAACATAAATGCTCCGTGTTAATGTAAGAGGCGAACGACGGGCGGAACGACGACCGATGCGACGTAGGTAAGAACGCCCCCAACTACCGTCCAGACGATCTTCATGGTTTTTTGCGCACCCACCTCCTTACCGTTGCTTGCCGCCTGCTTCAGCTCCGTGGTGCGCAGCTTGGTGTCTATCAAATCAACCCGCCCCTGCAAGTGCGCGATTGACTCACCTGACACGTTTTGGGCGCGTTCGCGCTCTTCCAAGCGGTCGACCCTCTCACCGTAGTTACGAACGGTTGTGGCGGTATTCTGGTGTCTTTCTTCGAGAACCGCGAGACGAGTAATTGCCTCCGCGATCAGTTTCATGCTGCCGCGCATCTCACGCATGTCTTCCTGCATTTGCCCCATTTGCTGTTCCAGGGAGTGACTGAGAGGCATTTTGATTCCTTCGAATTAAGGTAGTCCATGTCAATCCTTCGTCGCTCGCTTGCAAAGGGATAAGTGTGACTGGATTCTATCGCCTTTCAGCCATTTTGTAAATCATTACTGACTTATTTCTTTGTCCGGCAAAATCTTACACAATTCGTGTCCAGCGTCCAGTACCGCCGCAACCACCGCGGCCGGCGTCGCTTTTGGGCCGAAGTCGAGACCGGACAGCCTGCGGGCGAGGATGAACAGTTCGGCGCATTCGAGCTTGCTACTGGCGCCAAGCGTCAGCAGGTTCAGTTGCGCCATCACGGCGTCGATCTTGGAGTACTCGGCTACCCCGATCACGGACTTCAGGTAAGCCGTCTCGGCAGGGGAAAAGTCGGTCTTGAGTGGCGCCCAATAGCAGCCGTGCGCGCTCAGAACCGCCGATAGCGGCACGCGGCGAACAACCGGCACAACCGACTCAATCACCCACACCACGCCATCCTGGTCGACTTGCGCCAGGGCGACGTGGCAGTATTCCGACTCGGTGCCGATGCGTACCGCTTGAACTTGCAGGTCGTACCAAGTAGACCAGTCGTAATGAGACCAGGCGAGCATGTCGCCTGTCTGGATCTTCCTCTTTGCTTCGGAGAAATTCATCGCGTTCCTTGATTGACGTTGGCCGGCAGTGTCGTCTATTCGTACACCGTCAATTCGAACGGCACAGGCAGCGCGATATGCAATGGAAGATCACGGCTGTTGATACCCGCCTCGGTGACTTGGTAGTAGCCAGAGCGGTCGAATGTGATGCTGACATTCGCCACACCATTGACGAAGTTGACACCCTTGATACGCGACACGGCACCATTGCTTTCAATTGGCACCGCGAACGTCTGCGTGAGCGGTATGACCACCCCATGCCCGTCCTTCAGCGTGGCTGAAAAGTTGACAGGCGCGCCAATGGCAGCGGTAAGAGAAGGTGCGGTAATCTCCAGGTGCGTCTCGGCGGAGAGTTTGTCGTGTTCAGCTTGTGCGGCCGCAGCATCACTGGCGGTTTGCGCGGCCGTGATCGCGGCAAGATAATTATCCTGCCAGGTCTGGGCAAGGGCTGCGGTAGTAAATGCCGAACCATCTGCCGGATCAATGTCCTGATACAGAAAGTGGTCCGGCAGACTTACGACGTAATTTCCATTTTTTTCGATAATCATTTTTATTCCTTAGAATGTGAGATTCAGGGTCAGGGATTTCTTAAACAGGCCGTAGTAGTCTGTACTTATTGTTCCAGTGGTAGTACCCGTACCCTGTGCGATCCAGAGATCCAAGACGCCAGCTACCATGCGTGCGCCTACTACTTGCCCCCATTGCGTTGACGCGGCTGTAGCTGAAATTCCCTGTGCGCTATTACCTGTTAAGTAAAGACTGCCGATGTATCTGCTAACTCCTGTCGTCTTGTTAAGGATCGCCATTGCAATCTTTCGCGACCCCGCGTCAGGTCGCCGTACAGTGGATGCTTGCCCATTTATCTGCATGGAGATGGTATGCAGCATGTAGGTGCTGTCTAGCCGATGGAATTTATGACTGCCGTTACCCAATTGCTGAATATCGGAGTTTTGATTAAAACCATTACCTTGTGTGCATTCTGCAAGTAGATCCCAATTTATGTCACCGAGAGGTGCAATCTTCGTTCCACCCCCATTCGACATAGCAAATGGAGGCCAGTAACGCGTACCTGTTTGTTCGGGGGAACTAGCACCATACCCAGCTACCGCAGGGAGAATGCCAAAGTTTGTCCAGTAACCTGGAGAGGCCAGTAACGCGTAATTACCAACATTGTCATTATTACGGCAATAATTAGAGCTATACATCCAACCATAGCTAGAGGGATATGGGTCAGCAGTAGTTGTTGCTGTGCCTCCTGAAAGAATGTACCAACTTGCCCCATAAGTACGGTAGTAAATAACATCGTCCGAGCCGCGTGCAATCATCCCCTGATTAGTGTCCACAATTACTTGCGTCCATGCTGCCGTGCCGGTACGCTTCCAAAGACCGTAGTAACCGGCACTTGCACAGTTTGCCCAGACGGTGCCGCTGGCATCTTCGGTAATATAGATAAAACATTTGGATTGAGAATCTACCGTACCGACCCCTGTTGTAAGGTCTACCGCCTGAACAGTGTATGGGTTGGCTTGCATGGCGATGAAGAGCAAGTTCTTCGAATCACTCCGCCAAGAACAGGAATATTGGGCGTATTGCGCCGCATACGCGTATGTTGAAACAGGCTCTGCGTTCGCTATATCACGGTGCAAACAGGTCATCGGAGTAGACGCAATGATCAAATCCCTCTTATTCGAGAGATCAGACCGTTCAGACATCAGGATATTGGTGCTGGCAGTAAATCCGGCGGCAGTATTCGTCATAGCCGTGCTGGCCGCGTTGACCGCCGTAACGGAATTAGTTTGCGCCGTCTGCAAAGCCGTGACCGCTGCCGCTTCCGACGCGGAATTCGCTGTCGTGGCGGCATTCAACGCCGTCACACTGTCACTCATCATCCCTGCTGCAACCGCCTGGAAGTCCGTACCGGCCTGAAGCAGTTGCAGACCTTTCGTGTAGATTGCAATCTGCTCAGTGGTGGCCGTACCTGCCGTGATTAAATCGGCCAGTGCGTTGATAAGTTGTGCGCTGAGTTGAACTGAAGTCGTCATGTTAGTAGCCTCTTGTCATAATTAAAATATCCTTTATGTCGCCCATATCCAGAAATCGATAGAGGGCGGCACTCTGTTCGCTTGCGAGTAATGAACTTGCGGTGACACTGTTTGCGGTGATGGCGGTAATTGCAGCCTGCGTTGCGGTCGATACCGGCTTGTTGAGGTCGCTGGTGTTGTCCACATTGTCGAGGCCCACATCGCCCTTTACCAGCACCACTACGCCACCCTTGCCGGCGACCGAATCCACTGCACCGCTGGTGATGTAGATGTAGGCGGAACCCGACCAGCGGTAAGCCTTGTTGGTGTCCAGCGCCACGTAAATCTTGCCCGCCTCACCGATAGCCGGCATCGAGGCGAGGTTGGCGAATTCCAGTACGTCATCGACGTAACTTGGTAGGTAGGCCGCTGCGATCTTGCTGTCGGAACCGAGCGGCGCTACACCGCTTGCGGCGCCCTTTTGTGCTGCGTCGAGCGGCGTGAATGTCAGCGCCGTCGTAACGTTTAATGCCGTCAGCTCGCTGCGAATCGTGGCCGAGGTTTTGTTCTCGACGTTGCCCAATCCAATCGCTGCCGCGGTGATGGTGGGCTTGTTTAGTATTTGCGCAACGCCTGTTGTTGCGTTCCAGTCGGCGTTAATTTGCCCCGACGCCGCCTGGGCCGCCGACGCTGCTGACGCTGCTGCGCTGGCTGCGGCCGCCTCTGCTTGAGTAGTTGAGACGCCAGCCTGGGTTGTCGCCGTGGTTGCGCTACTTACTGCCGCCGCTGCCTGTGTAGTTGCGGCAGTTGCGCTGTCGGATGCTGATGTTGCGCTGGTGGCGGCGCTGGCGGCGCTGGTTGAGGCGGCCAAAGCACTTGCTGACGCGTCTGCCGCTTTAGTCGTTGCTGTCGTCACGCTGGTTGCCGCCGCAGCAGCACTACCCGCTGCTGCCGCTGCACTGCTTGCCGAACCTGTAGCTGAAGCAGACGCCGCTGTGGCACTGGATGCGGCCGTCGCGACAGAGCTGGCGGCGCTGGCGGCACTTGCTGCGGCGTCAGTCGCCTGCGCCGTTGCGAGCGTTACCTGGGCGGCGCCGTTTGTTGTCGCCGCGGTAGCTTGAGTCGTTGCAGTCACGGCGGAGTCTGCGGCGGAAGTAGCGCTAATTGAAGCTGCTGTGGCGCTTGCGGCCGATTCTGTGACGTGATCGCCAGCGGTGATTGCGGAAGCTGCTGATGCGGTTGCAGAAGCTGCGGAGTTGCCCGCCTGCGCGGTCGAGATACCCGCCTGCGCGGTCGAGATACCCGCCTGCGTGGTTGCTGTAGCAGCGCTGTCTGACGATGCTGTTGCGCTGGTGGCTGAAGCTGTCGCGCTTGTGGCGGCGCCGGATGCTGATCCTGCGGCTGCTGCGGCCGACAGGGCCGCGTTGACCGTTTCAATCTGAGCGTCAGCGTCGTAGTCGCCCCATGCGGTGCCGCTATAGACGCGCAGCTTGTGTTCTGTGGTGTTGAAGTACTCGGTGCCGGCGGTCAGTGCGGCGCCGTTGCCGTCAAGTGCTGGATCGGTAGCGAACGAGCCTAAATACTTTTCGCGAAATGATGCGAGTTGCGCTGCCAGGGCTGATGCGGAGCTGGCGGCGGCGGTCGCTTGCGTGGTTGCGGTAATTGCACTGTCCGCGGCGGCAGTAGCGTTAGTCGCCACACCGGCAGCCGTCGAGACCACGACGGCGGTGTCGGCAACGACGGTGTTGTATTGGGCCGCAACGACCGCAAAGCCAGACGGTGACGCTGCCGTCATCATCTCTTGCAATTTATACATTGTCGCCGTCCAGATCGCTGCCGTACCAACGTCGCCTTGAGCGATCGTTGGCAGCATGTCTGGGTAGGTGTAATCCGCAACGAAAACGCCAGGCGCGGAAGAATTTGTGTCGCCGACATAGTTGCCGGTCAGCGTGACGTGGGTGTTGGTGCCGTCGAATGTAGCATCAGCGGCGACGGTATAAGGCACAAGCAGTGAGTCCACCATGAAGATGGAGTTCCGCTTGATTCGCAAGGTCAAGTCGATGCCCGCAAGGACAACCGCCTGGCTACCGTTCGTTACGCTGCACGTCTGTTTAACTTGTGACATTTTCATCCACCGATTCGACTTCTGGCGATTCTATCATAAGTCATGACTGACTTATGCGAGAAATTAAAAATTATTCAGCTTTGCAGTTACGGCGGCAACATGGGAGACGATCGTCGGCACCGTACTGATGCTCGTTAGAGTGTCCTTGCCGGCTATTCTGGCACCCTCAATGTTCGGCCCGATCACGTTATTCCAGGTGTCGCCGATGGTCTTAATCCGGTCGGCGGTATCTTTGGGCGACATGCCGGTCTCTGTTGATTCAGCCCGAACCCACGGAAAGCCCGTCACGTCTTGCGGGTAGCCCGCCGTCACGTAGGCGCGCGCATCGTCGTACTTGGCCTTATAGGTGGCGTCCTGCCCCTGGACGGTCGTGATGTACCGCGCGCGGGCCTCGCCGGCGGCTGTATCGATCTTGTCGCGACCCCAGACGCGAGCCTCCTCGTCGGTCTTGAACGGGTGAATGTCAAATCGCATGGATGGTTACTCGCTTGTCTTGATAGGGAAAGAGCGTCAGCAGCACCGTGTAGGTGCCGGCCAGCGCAAACGTCATCGTCACATCGACAGCCGCGTCGGTGACGCCAGACATCGCTGTCGGGCCAGTCACGTCGATCTTGGCGCCGACCGGTACGCCGCTAATCACCAGCTCGTCGGTGGAGTCGGCCGTCACGGTCATCTTCGAGAACATAGCGGGGCTTTCCGGTCGCGCCACCTTCTCCCCGCCGACGATATACTCGGTTTGCGGGTTAGCCTCATCGCCCATCCAGAGGTTGTCGCCTTGTAGTTCAATCATCCCCTCCGGCACGCTCCCCATGAAAAGGATTCGGCCGGCAGCATCGTACTTCGCATACTTCACATTCATCGCATCACTCCAAGAAAAGTCACACCCCATGCCGCCAAGTCCCACGTACCGTCCGTCCAGTTATTGCCGACCCACATCGTAAAGGTATGAGTGCCGGCGCCAAGGAAGACTTTCGCGCTCGCGATGTGCGACTGCGTGACGCCACCGTATGCGGTGTCCGCCCAATCTAGGTAGGTGTTGCCATCTACCTTCACCATAAAGCGCGTGTTGCCGCCGGTGAACCCGCTGCCAGTCTGGCTGGCTTGCCAGTTGGCGACGGTCAGCACATTCACGGCGTCATTGAAGCTCAGCGTCAGCGATGCGATCTGCACCAGCGACCCCGCGACGAGACCGGACGCAGAATAGGCGCCGCTAACGTACGACGGCACAGTTACCGCGTTGCCTGCAATCTTTAAGGTGTTGATTTGCGCATCACCAATCTTGGCGGTGGCAATTGATGCGTCACCAATCAAGGCGGTGCTGATGATTACAGCCGGCGTGCCGCCGACCGCACCAATCGTGAACGGGTACACGTTTGGATAGCCTGGCATAACCACCGAGAAGCTGTCGGCCCGCACCATAAATTCAGAGACCGGCACGCCGTTGATGGTAGTGCTGGCGAGTCCATAGCCAGAGACGTAGCCGTTGTTGTCGATCTTGACGGTGTACTGCGCCGCCAACCCGTTGATTGATGTCGCCTGAACGCCGATCGCCGTTGTGTGGTCTGCAACCGTGCTGGAGATGGTTGATATTGCCGCGGCACTCGCTGAGTCTGCGTTGGCACGTACCGTCGTTTCTGTAGCGATGGACGCCGTGTTGTCGTCAACCGTCGCCATCAACGCACTGATCGTTGTTGCGAGCGCTGAGTCCGCGGTCGTGCGTGCGGTCGTTTCCGTAACGATTGCCGCCGTGTTGGTGTCAGTACTCGCTGCCACAGCGTCGATGCGCGCACTGAGGGCGCTGTCCGCGGTGGTGCGCGCGGTTATTTCGGTGGAGATAACCGCCGTGTTGTTGTTTGTCACTGCCGACACCGAACTCAGTGTCGAAGAAATGGCATCAGTTGTCGTGTTGACGGAGTTGGCAAGATTGGTGATGGCCGTACCGCGCTCGGTCGCTTCGGCCAACACTCGCGCCGCCACGCTACCCAGCAGCCCGACAGGGCCGTCAACAAGGTTGATGCGATCCTGCAAGGTCGTGATAAGTTGTGAGTCCTTCAGTACGCCACCCGCAATCGCGTCCACATCCATATAGGGCGTCTTGAAGTGCGTCACGGCGGAAGGCAGCAACTCGGTCTTGCCGAACGCGTCATAGGCGGCAATGCGGTAATAATAATCCGCATTGAACATCAGCTTCGACAGGGTGATCGCCTTGTCGGGGCCGTCAAATACCACGAATGTATCGCCGTAGGTGGCTATACCGGCGTCAGAAAGATCGTTGGCGTTTTGCGACAGCCAGATCGTCGCGCCGGCGAAGTCGGGGTCTTCTGAGTGGGCGTACGAAATCGCAGCGGAGTTATAGGTCGCTGTGGAATCTGTGCCAAGCACTATCGGCGGCGGATTGTACGCATCGAGCGTGGTGATAGGCCCGAGATTGTTGGACTTATCGCGCATCCTGATCTGAAACTGAAGGTGACGTTCGATGCCATCTTCGAAGTTGTGTTCGTACGAGTAGGTGTAGTTGCTGGCGGTCACGTACTCGGTTCTACGCAGCGTCACGCCCGCTTTGTCGAATATCTTGATCTCGTAATCTTTGAATTGCGGGTCAAGCGCACCGGCATCAGCGCCGACCGGCTCAGATCCGAACTCGTACGAGTGCGTCAGCGAGTTGTAGCGCCAACTGATCTTGCAGTTCTTGCCAGACCAGATGAATTCAGCGCCGGTGACGCTGCCAACATTCACCTTTGGCAGTTCGCCAATGACTGTGTAGGTGATGGATGGCGATATGGCGAGCGCGCAGCGTTTGCCGAACGCGTCATAGGCGACGACCGTTACGGTCAGCACGTCGCCCTTGGCGGTGTCGATCGCGGTGTCGGTGCGATGCGGTACGGAGCCGATCTTGATTTGCGGGCCGTCATTCTTCTTCACATAGATGTCGGCGCCATCATACATACCGGTTTGCGGCAGCGCCCAGGAGGCAACCGCTTTGCTAACGATATTGCTGCCGGAGACGTATGTCTCCTCGTACATGACCAGATCCATTACCGGCCCGATGATGGAATCTTCTGGGTGAATGACGGGCGGCGTGGTGGTGCCATACCGTCCGAAGTCATAGACCAGCGGGTCATACTGAAGCGCCGTAATGTCGCGACGATACTCGTGCGAGCCGATGATTGAAGTGACGCGGAAAGCCTGTTTCACCTTACCGACTTCGCCGAACATCCAGTTGCCGTACAGGGCGGCAGTCTGGATCATTGGCGTCTGAAGTGTGATGACGGAGGTATCGCCAGGTACGTTGACGACGTTGACCTCCTCGACAACATCAGTATCCCAAAGTGTGTAGGCTGCGCCAACCACCAAGCCGGCCGGATCGTCAACGATGACGCCGTAGCTTCCACCGCCCTGATCAAAGGTGGCCGACGCGCGCACGTCGATCGTGCCGACCTTGAGACGCTTGACCGTCTTCATGCCGTTGTAACCGGTGAGGAAGATCGAGTCACCTGCGATGTTGTAGATGGCGCCGGCCGCTTGCTGTTGTGTGTCATGCAGCGCCAGCAGCATGTACTGCTTGCCGGCCTCCATCGTGACTGGCCGGTCGAGCTGAACAACGGATGCGGTATTGTCGTCGTTAAACCGTCCCGCCTGCGCCCAATTCGGCATGTCGTGCTGAACGTAGATCAGACTACCTACCGTGCAGCTAATCGCTTCGAGCGGCGCGGAAAAGCTGACAGTTTTCAGAATATAGCGATTCAAGTTCATCATGAACTGCGCTTCCTTGAACGCTGTCTCCGCATTGTCCACGCCATACATCGTGATCGCCGAGTTGCGTGTTGGCGTGCCGTTCACCAGTACCGCCGGATCGTAAACCTTGACCGTCTTTTGCTTGTAACTGTCCGTCTTGTCGAAGTAGGTAACGTCAATACTATTGGCGCGATCGGCGGTGCCGAGCCAGGTTTCCTTGTATGTGTTTTCGATCATATTGGCGACCGAGAACATCATTACCGGCGTAGCGGGCGCCTCCGTGATGATTGAATACTTGGTGCCGATATTGACCATCTGCGCGTGACCGACGCGCAAAACAAGCTGCGCGGCGTCCCAGACGTTCGACACCGTGTCAAATGGGCCGTGCCAGGTGAGACCTTCGTCGTCGCAATAGACGGCCCAAGTTTTGAACGCTGAAAAATCGAGGCGGGCAGAGTTGACGCCGGCGCCATACCGCTTGTTCGTCAACATATCCCACAAGATCCATGCGGGGTTGCTGCTGGCGCTTGGATACCAATTCTCTATCGTCGCCCAACTGCCAGGCAAGCCGTAGGCGTTAATGATGCGGCCGCCGTTCATGAATGTCACGTTTGGAACGCCGCTAATTGTGTCATCCAGAACGATGCGCAGACCGAGCAGCGCTGTGTTTGGGTAGGACAGCGTATCGTTGACAATCTCATTAACGTCCGTAAGGTAGACGGTATCCATCACCGATGCGTCGGTCGACTTGGCGTTGGCACGCGAGACGCGAATGTCGTACTTTCCTTTTTCCAGAGGGCCGGTCTGATATGACCGGCGCACTGCCGACCGCATATTTGCCGTCATATCTGGCGTGTTGCCGTATAGTGGAACCGTCCCCGTTAAAACACTGCTGCCGCCGCCGTCATTACTGAAAGACGTGACAAGGGCGTTCGCGCTCAGGTACGTAAGCTCCGTTTGGTCGGTAATAGTTAAGCCAGTGTCGTCATAAGTCCACACATATGTTGGCGTAAGCAAACTGAATGCGCCTGTAACAGCATCCTGCACATAAATTTGACCGTCCTGGCCGGTCTGAATTACTTGGTCTGGGCCTGGCGCATTGGTGAGTGTAGCGGTGCAGTGGCGTTGACCGATAATGTGTGAGCCGATCGGGACGGGAGTCCAGCTTGACGCGCCAACCAGGCGGTAGTCCATATTCAACACGACCGTCTGTTCCGAGGTCGATCCGTCGTTCAAGTCAGTCCTGCTCAAACCATACGGTGCGGTGAAGTCGAGGCGAAACGCATCCACGATCGCTTGAGTCGTGTAGTGGATATAGTCCTGTGATGTTTCCAGCCCCAAGCTGTGTGAGGTTGTAACGCCGCTAAACCAAGGTATTGGCGTTTGGTTCTGGTTGCCGAGTCGGATGTCTGTTTGAACTTGCTTATAGTCCGTGATTGGGTTGTTGTTGATTTGAATGTCGGTAATGCCCGCGATCGGGCCTTCGCCGGCATTGATCAGCATGTACAGGTCTTGCGTATCACCGTCGTTCACGACGAACATATCAATTACGTTCCCGGCGGTACGAAACTTGCCGTATGAAACTGGCACCGGCGCCCCCTCAACGGAGGTAAGTTTTGCGCCATCAATGCCGTACGTTGTCGAGCTGGTGCTTGAATTGGTTGGCTTGCTTGGCGCGAGGATGCCTTGAATCAGCATCGATCCCGCCACCATAACGATGCCTTGGGCTAATCCAACACTCACGCCCATATCACCGGCAAAGGCGGCAAAGCCAGCGCCGCCCGTCATGACGCCAAGCGCGATAATCGCAATGATCGCCACAATTTGCTTCGCGCCGTTACTGCCTGCCGGTACAGGGCAGACAACCAAATTGTCCGTCCTGTCCAAATACGTTACCGCAAACTTGTCGCTTTCAACAATCTTCCCATTGACCGACACGACGACCAGATCAGCAACGATTGGGAAGTAGTCTTGAAGGGTTTTTTTAGCGCCCCAAAGCACTGTCTCGCGCACGAACTCACGCGGGTTGAATGGATTGGTAACGCGAATGACGGGAATCTCGACAGGCTGAGCAAGCTCGCTCGTCTTGGATCTGCGTACGCGTTTTTTAAGCGATTTTTTAGTGACCGACGTATTCATAGAATCCCACAATTCTTTGCTTCCAACTTTCAACTTGAACAATCGACACGCCGCCTGAGTGTTCCCACGTATGAATCATTTGGTACTGGTTAATCATGTAGCCGACATGTGCGACGTACCGCCCTACCCGAATCAGCACCACGGCGCCTGGCCGCTGCTTAACTTCTTTCCATTGCGGCAGGGTCGCGCCCATCATTGCCGCGACAAGTGCTTGGTCGCTGGCGAATCCGAAGTCAGGTAATGACTTACCTTGGCGCCGATGCAAATCCATGATCAAGCCGTAGCAGTCGAACCTTGCAGGGCCGCGGCCGCCGTATTGGAATGGGACACCAATCAGGTCTGCGAAGTCGATCGGCACTTCCTGATTAGCCATACGACACGTTCTGGTTGCTGATGCCGGGGAATGCGCCGAAGTTCGCCTGGTTGCCGTGCGCCTCGCAGCCATTGATGCCACGCAACGACAGGTCGCAGGAAGTCATCGCTCCCTGATACCCGCACTCGACCCCCTTGAAACGAAACTGACAGTAATCGCGCGTCTGGATACGCAACGGGAAGGTTTTTGTGATGATGTTTTCGGCGCCGAGCGTGAATGTGCAGGTGTAATTTGTTGAGGTCGCGCCGATCACGACGAAGTATTCGACGACTTCTGGCGGCTGTGCTAGGTTGCCGGCGTTCACAACCGAGATCGCCACATTGAAGCCGACACCGCCCCCGTAAAGCTGCATTTGAGATTGCACCGCCAGCGAGTGGTCGTTCATCGTGAGATTCACAGACGACTGCTTGCCAGACTCCTCCCGCAGCTCGATATCGAAGCTGGCCGGCAGGTAGGTATGACCGTTAAAGACGATCTCTTCCGTGTTGCGGACTAGGTTCATCGTCTGCACGACGGCGCCTGTGATCGGATTGACGACATCGATATCCAGGCAGATTAGCCAGGGAACGTCGGAAGAAAGCCGGTTCTTCTCAATAATGCTGGCGACGGAAAGTGATTTACTCATGCCGGCATTATATATCAGTCAGTTGTGACTTATCAAGTGATTACGCCTGTTGCAAGGAAAACTGAACATCCCAACGCTGCGCGGTGCCGATGCCGGTGTACTTAAAGTTTAGCTTCTTATCCATAAATCGCACCTGAAAGACCGCCTTGTCGATCGGATCAGTCCAGGCAAAAATCACCGAGCCGCCCTTCACGGTGTCGTAAAACGCCTGAAGTGCGCCGCGATCCGCGTTCGACAGGTTCGTGAAGCCGGACGTGAAGGAGCGGCGTGGCGCGCGGGTCGTCTTGGCGCGCGAGACAACGTAGCCGCCATCCATCTTCGACTGCATCGATACGTCTTCCTGCTCGACGGAGTAGAATTTGGAATCCTGACCTGTTGAAAGCGTTGGGAAGATAGGGGTGGTCATTTACATATCCTTATTTTAGCGCCGACTTCATACCGGAGCGGAAGCCGCCGGCCTGGTTCGCCGCGGTTAGAACGACATCTAAAATCATTTGGGCGCCATCCATGCGCGGCTGACCCTGCTGAGCGCTAACAGGCTGGCCGCTTTGGTTAATAACGTTGACGGTTACGTTTGGCGCCGAATTTCCCTGCTGGCTGCCCTTCATTGTTACAGGGATGCTGCGACCGTCTGGAAGCGGCACGTATGCTTCGGGGCCAGCCTCGCCGTAGATCGCGACCTGCGGGCTGTTCGCGATGCCGCCGGAGGCGTATTTGCGCAACTCCATCGACCCCATGCTTGTCATGACGCCGCCGTTCGCAAAGGCGGTCGCGTAATCTGCGTACGTTAAGCCGTCGATGTTCTGGCCGTAAAAGTTCGAGCCGCCTAATCCACCGCCTAATCCACCGCCTAATCCACCGCCAGAGGCGCCTGCGCGAAGATTATTCATAAACGTGGTCAAGGCGGCGTTAGTGCTGCCAACCGTAGTCGTCATACTCGCTAGAGCCGTTGTATTTGCGGTGGTCGCTGATGTCTCGGCGGACTTGCTTGCCGTCTTTGTCACGCCGCCACCCAATGACGAACCACCACCGAACAGACCGCTAAGAAAGTTCGTGCCGGCGCTGACGACGCTCTTCAATGAATCACCAATCGCCTTTTTAATCGCCACGTCCGCTATGCTTGTCAAAACCGACTGCATGTAGCCGAGGATGTTATCCTTGAACTGCTTCATGCGGCTTTCGCCTTTCGTCATCGACTTTTCAAGCAGCGAAACGAAGCCTGATGCCCATTGATCTTGCAGGCTATTAAGCTGTTGCGTCGTATCTTGCCATTGACGATTTAAGCTAACAATAGGCTGTTCCAGAGCGTGCGCAAGCTCCTGGGCCTGCCTCGTCATGGTCAAGTTGTGCTGCGCCTGTTCTTTCTCAATCAGCGCGTCGGATTTAGCATTGATGCCGACAATTTCGTCCGCGGTTGAGGAGGCGATTTCCGTTTCGCGCCGCTTGTTAAACTCGAATACGCGTTGCGCCGTTTCGTCATTTTCCTTCTTGTTTGCCTCGCTGAACTGCTGACGGATCGCGTCATCGTGGGTTATATCCCACTTCGGAATCTTGTTCTTCTGCGTGACATCGGCGGTATTGTTCGCCAAGTCTGCGCCGGCCTGATTGAAGAGCGCCTTATTCTTCGCCCTCTCCCATTCTGCAAACCCCACCGTGCCGGCTTTCAGACTCTCCCCCGTACGGGCGAACTCCCTGTCCAGCGCGCGAAGTGCGTCCGACTGCTTGGTCAAGCTGCCGCCGTTCATACGCTCCATCGCGGCGTCAAACTCGCCCGACGTTGCGGCCGCGCGCTCATTTGCGTAGACGACCGCCTTGGTCTGCGCAGCCAGCAGCATTTCTTGTGCTGTTTTCGCTTTTAGCCTATTGATTTCGTCGGAGTCGGCGGCGGGTCGTACCTTGATTGGCTTGCCGTTCTTGTCTTTCGCATCCTTGTCGTACTTTCCGGCGGCCCGATTGCCCTCGATGATCGACGCAGCTTCATCTTTCAAGGTTGCGAGCTTTTCGCCACCCGAGATGAGCGCCTTGAGCTTTGCTTCCTGTGCGCCAAGTTTGCCGTCAGCTTCCGCGAGCGCAGCCGTCAGTGGATCTTCGCGATTAGCGCGACCACCATGTCCGCCAGTGACGTTTGCGGCGTCAATGACCCGCTGCGCGGCTGCGTCAGCGCCCGTTTTCGCAACCGGCTTCGCCACTACTGGCGCGACCGGCGGCAACCCTAGCCCTGCCGCTTCGCGATCAGCTTGACGCTGCGCCGCCTGACGCTCCTCCCATGTGCCTTTTTTACGATCTGCCTTCTCTTTTTCCGTCAGCGTGCCGGACGCAAGGCGTCCGTTGTATGACTCGCCGTTCCGATCGTCTCTTTCGGCCGCCAGGCGCATCTTGCCGGCTTCGTCGGTGAAGAATGCGCGCGTCTTGGATACCGCGTCCGCGATTGTGTCGTAAAACCGCGCGCCGAACGAAATAGCCCAATCGATCACCTTCGCACCACCAACCTCCAGGTTGGCAACCCAATCGGTCAACTGGTACAGCATCGCCAGTTCGCCGATGATCGGAATCATCTTGAGGAATGCGGAGCCAATCTTACCGGCGATACCGATCATCTTGGCGCCGGCGCCCAATACCATTTCGCCGGCACTTACCGCACCCGCGCCGAACTTACCGAGCGACGGAACTGCCGTTGCGATCTTCTCGCCGACGCCGCCGATCGCGTTACCCATCCCTGCGTAACCTGGAATGGAGGCGGCGACCTTGCTGGCTGATTCACCGATATTCACGTTCCACTTCGCGCTTTCAACATTCCCCAGGCCGAACATGCGCGTCAAGAGCGAGCCGGAGTTGGTGACTGTGCCAAATGCGCTGGATGCCGCGGTTGCGCCGCCGGCCATGTTGCGCAAGATACTCACGAACGAGCCGGCCATACCGAACATACTGGCGAAGCCTTTGAACGCCAGTACCGCACCACCAATTGACGCTGCGATCGCGCCAAACTGAACCACCATCGGGTTCGCTGTTGCAAACTCTTTGGCTTTCTGCACGATGCTTGAAAACGCAGTCAAAAGCTCTTTCAAGACCGGCAATAGCTGCGTACCGACCAGCATCGCAACGTCGGTCGCTTGCGCCTTGAAGTCCTTCATCTGGCGGTCGTACGTTTGCTGCAAATCCTTGTCAACCCCGTCAATTCCCTTCGAGCCTGTAATCGTCTTGCTCTGCTCGGCCAAACGCTTCTGTGAGCGTGGGTCGCCGGCGGTCATCAGCGCTTGCGCGGCGGTCGTGGTGATCCCCAGATGGGCCAGGTACATCGACACGGCAGTCATCTGGTTCTCGGCAGAGTTGACATCCTTGCCTTGGTAGAACTTCGCGACGTTGCCTTGCTTCTGCGTGTACGCGATGATGTCCGGCATGATCGACTGCACCGCGGCGACCGGATTTTTCAGCCACAGGTCGGCATTCTTGAAGCCGCCATGCTTGGCATCCTTCAAGACGCCGGCGTTGTCTTTCGACATATCGAGACCGGAGGTATTCATCACGCCGGCGCCCGCGAATTCCTTAACTGCTTCGCTGCTCAAGCCTTTACCGAGCGCGTAGGACTGCATCATCTTGAACGCGGTGCCGACCGTAGACACGCCGCCGGCCGAACCACCGCCGTCGCCGCCGCCTGCAACCTTGAATTGATCAACCACGCCTGCAAGGTTGATCAGGCCCGCGTCGCTCAACTGACCGGCGCCGACACCCAGGCGTCGCAGCACCGTTTCAATGTCTTGCGTCTGCACCTTGCCGGCCGTGCCGATCGAAATCTTCTGCAAGGTCTCGAACGTGCGCTTTGTGGCTTCAGGATCAGCCGTTTGTTGCCGCATTTCGGCCACGCCGTACATATTGCGAATGGTCGATTGCGTGTCGCCATGCACCAAATCGAGCGACTTCAGATTGTTCGAAGCCTTGACCGCGGACTCAAGCGTCTTGTTGATGATGTCCGCGTTGTTCGAGCCGATCGAGGCGATCGCCGACATGCGCGACTTGATCGCGTCCAGTGTCGAGAGGAACTTCAGATTGTTGCTCATCGCTTCCGAATCGGCATAGATGCCGGCTTCTTCCGCTTTTGGCAGGTTCAACGCGCCGACGATCACCTTCTGGCGCTGCATCTCGTCAGCCGCGCCGATCGATGCGCCGATACCCTTTTCAATCTTGGCGCCGGCGTACATCTGCGCCATGCCCTTCCACATCTGGCCCATCGAGGCGACTTGCGCGCGCTGCTCCTCGAAGCGCTGCCGTTCGGACAGTTGGAAGTTGCGAATTTGTGCGGCCGACTCATCGGCGTTCGCGCGACGTTCAGCGAAGGCGGCCTTGTCAGCCTCGCGACGCATCTTGGTCAGGCGAATGATCTCTTCCGCGTTTGACTGCTCAACGTGAGCTAGAACGCCTGCCGCGCCTGCCTGTTGCGTGGTGAGCTGGATCGACTTCTCGATCTCGGCATTCTTCCACTTCATCTCATTGATGGTGGCCTGAACGTGAGCGGCTTCAGCCTGTGCCTCTGCTGCGCCGGCCGCGAACGGTGCGGCGTCCTTTCGAATCTGCGCGCCGGTGGCGGCATTCTTGCCGAAGTAATTCTTTGCCGGCGCGACGTTCGCGTCGTACAGGTGATCCAGCTTGCGCTGAAGCGCGGTTAGTTCCGCAACCGCCCTCTCGCGCTCGGCGATGATTTTGACGTTACCCTGGCGCTCTACCTCCAGCGCCTTGATCTTGTTTGCCGCTGTGCCTTCGATCGCGCGCTTGCCGCTGGCGACGCTGTTCGTGTTGGCCTCATCGAGCTGGAGAATACTGGCAACCGTCTTGCGAATAGCGGGGCCGAGCGAGTCGAGACTTTCGCTATACAGCTTTGTCCACTTGTCGGCGCCGGTCGAGGTCGCTCGTTTGTTTGCGTCCGCAAGCGCATCAACGCCCTGCGCGGCAGCTTTTGATTTGGAGCCGATCGCGTCGAGCTTCGTGACGGTCTCTGCCATTTGGCTGACCATCGCCTGAAGCGTCTTGCCGACTGCGCCGAAGCCGCCAGCAAAGGCGGCGATCTCTTTGGTGAGGCCGGAGACTGAACCCTCGATCGAGTCGGCCACCTTGCCGAAGCTCTTCAGCCCTGCCTCGAATACCTTGACGACCTCGCCGGCACTTTTGGTCTTGACGCTGAATCCAGCGTCTTCGAGAGTTAATACGACCTTGATGTCTTTGCTAATCGTCATGCTGCCCTCAAGCTATTAAATTTCAGTAATTACGAAAGCCCCTTCAATTCTGCGAAGCCCACCTCGTCTCTTTCATCTATCAACTGCGCCGGTGGCTGGTCTTCCAACTTAACCAAGGTGCCTGCCTCGACGACCAAACGCTGTCTGTATGTGGCGGCTCCTTCAGCGCTCTCGCTGCAAACCGCAACCGTCAGCGAGCGCATATCCTTTTGGGCTTGAATTCGATCGACGTTTCTGCTCATTAGCCAGAACGTCTTCAATGGAAGCGTCATCACTTCCGCGTAGCTCTGGGCGTAAAAGTGCATGACTCGACAGAAGAAGAAACCGAAATCGATCTCCTCTATCTGTGCGCCTTTTAGTTTCCCGCTGGTGTGCCGTCCTCTGCTTTGTCGGCTGGAACGGTGTCGGCCTGCTCGTTATCGCCGCGTACGAATGCGGTAATCGAGCGCAGCTTTTCCAGCGTGAGACCGCCGAGCGCTTCGCGCGGCAGCGTTGGGACACAGCGAATGATCATGTCGATGGTTGCTTCGATCTGGTCAACGATGCTGGCAGCGTCCGAGAGCTTTTCAGCAGCGCGGGTTGTTTCGATGAAGTTGGCAACACTCATCTCGATCACCGGATAGGTGACGCCTTTGATTACCAATTCGCGTGCTTCTTCGTTGGCGCTCAAAGCGTCCAGGTTCAGGATTTTTGCCATTTCAGTATTTCCTTGTAAGGAAGCCCCACCGTATAGGTGGGGCTTCGTTGGTTGGTGAATAAGTCAGGTCTGACTTAGTTAGCTGCCGACAGAAAAGAGCTTGCCGGTGTTTGGGTCTGGATAGCCGGTGAAATCACAGTTGTACACGCGCTCATTTTCGAGCTTGTATGCAAAGGTCAATCCACCTGCTGTGCCGGCCAGCGGGATCACGAAATCTTCCGACTGGTCGTTGTCGGGCCGCGACTTCGGATGCAGACGAAGTTCCTTGGCTGTCGACAACAGATCGACACCAACGCCGTTGGTCACATCGACGCGAGCGACAGTTCCGTCAACACCGCCGGTCAGGGTTGCGCCGGACACGGTAACGGAGGCGCCGGCAGTGCCGCTCGCCAGCGTGAAGGCGTTGCCGATGACGCCGCGCATACCGTACGCGACGTTCACAATCGCGCCGACAGCCGAGTAGGATGCGACGTTGAGGGCGGGAGCGACCGAGCTGTTCAGCACGGCAGCCAAAGCTGCGGCCGAAGCGGCAGCGGTGGCGCCGATGGTAACTTCATTCACTGCGGCGGCCAGCGTCTTGAAGGTCAGAGTTTGACCATTCACGACGACCGTTTGACCGGTGGTTGGCTGAACGGCGACAGTCATCTGGCCGGCTGCGGCAACGGCATCCGTTACCAGCGTTGCGCCTGGCATAACCTTCACCAGATTGTCCAGCGTGGTTTCGGCCATAGGCACCTTGACCGTCACTTCGCGGCCCATGATGTATTCGTTGATGGAGGTTTTGCCGAATTGATCGACTGTGACCTTGTGGGTGTCCGTCTTTACGGCCACTTCAACGCCGCCTTGGGTGTAACCCAAGTCACCGCCGCCGAAGAAGACCTTACAAACGCCCAACTTGACGTTTCTTGTATCACTTGCCATTTTAAAACTCCTTTGCAAAGGAAAACCGGATGAGATAAGTCAGTACTGACTGCTTGACTATACCACAAAAGAGGCTAAACGCCTAGCTGAGAGACTGCATGATTTCGCCCAAGGCAACCATCAGCATTTCGTCCATTTCTTTTTCCATCACCTGCTCGGCCGCGCGCTCCAGAAAGGCGCCACCGACAAGTTCCGGCTGACCAGATTGCTTCGCCTGCGACTCAGGGCCAGGCATCATGAAGCCGACCGGATACATATGCTCATTGACCTCGTACGCATAGTCGCCGACCGTCTTGCCTGGTCGATCCGGCACCGGCATATCGGTATCGACATACACAGCGACCTCTACCTTGCCATACGAGCCAAACTGTCCCGTGGCGCTGCGAGGCTGCTGTATGTCCCTGTCCGGCACCATCTTGATCGCCTCCTCCAAAAGACCGTGATCTCTTGGCGCCATCTTGACGGCTAAATCCTGGATCTTCGCGCCGGCGTCGACCATTTGGCGCACGACTGCTTTTTTGGCGGTCGATTCGAGCGTCAGAAACAACTCCCCATGCGTGCCGATAACCTCGACGCCCATTATGGCGCCTTGACGTAGGTAACTTCGAACATGGCGTTGAATTCGATCAGGTTGCCTTTCGACAGCGGGTATGCGACAGGCTCCGTTTTCGGCCGGCTGAATTTGAAATAAGCGTCCTCGACCTGCGTTTCGTTGAGCGTCAGGATAGCGATCACCCGATTCATCAAGGTCTCTGTCTCAGCGTACGAATGACCGCGGACGATGAGCTGGAACTCCGTGCGGAAGTAGCCAGGCATCTCGTAGTTGATCCTGGCGCCTGAAAGCGGATTGCGCAGCAAAATGGCTGATTCGGCTTCGGCCGGCATCATGTTCAGAAAGATGGACTCCCCGCGGACGCCAACACTTTCGCCTTCAAGAAGGTCAGCCAGCGGCATTAGGTTCATTTCGCGCTCCACATTGATACGTCAACTTGATAGTGGTCGAGCTTGCCTTGCAGGTCGAACCGAGGGAACATGCCGCGAATGCGCAGGCTGTATCCGTTCAGCTTCACAATGTCGTCGATGCGGCCGCGGGTGGCCGCGGTCAGCAAAATAGTTGACATCGTTTCCAGCTCCAGAGCGCTGCCGCGCGAGGCTGAGCTGTCCGCGCGTACCGAGGACTTTTCGTTCTCGATCATCAGCTTGATGATAGAGCAGCGTTCCTTCACCAATTTGCCAGGGATCGGCTGACTGTAGATGTCGGTCTTGCCGGAAGTAAGCTGAATGAGGCAGTCGAGGTTCGGGCTAAACATGAGATGGCATCCCCACCAGTTGCGCGCTGGCGTTCGGGTGAAAGATCGCGCTGCGCACCGAAGCGAGCGACGGGTATTCCGGCGTGCCGGTGAACGAGATCACCAAGCCGTTATAGACGTGCGTGGCGTCAGGGTAAGACACGACAGCGAGGTCGCCAATGGCGGCAAGGGTCGCCGCTTGCATGTCGATGAGGGTCTGGTAGGCAAAGTCGCGCGTAAGTGCCTTGACGAGCTTGCTGGCGTGCCAGACGCGGCCGGCGGAGTCGACCGCCTTGAAGTCTTGTTTATCCTGGGCCTGCTTCATCAGCGCGTCCATTGCGGCCGAGCCGCCATACAGCATCGACTTTGGTGCGCTGCCATTCTTGACGCGCAAAACTGAATCGGTGAGGTTTTTGGTCGCGATGATGCGCAAAGCGGTCAGCAAGCGCCCTTGACGGTCGCGCTGGTCGCGCGAGACGACGCCATCGTCAAGGGTGATGAGGTAGTAGTCGGCCGCGTCACTGGCGGTCTTGACGAACGAGTTGACCGCGCGGTGGCCCTCAACCTGAAGCTGCGCGATCGACTGCGGCGTGACTGCCGTGCGCAGGCAGAGACCGGATAGCGCCAGGGTGAAAAGCGCGTAGTCGTTGCTGACCTGATTGGAAAATTGATCGAAGCGCATTATCGGCGTGAAATCGTTTTGGAGAACGTGACGAAATAGGACAGGTAGCTCAACGCGCGGCGCGAGACCGGCAGTTGCAGCGGCTTGCCTTGTCTGAACATCTGCTTCACTTCGCCGATCGTCTCCAGCATCAGCCCTTGCTGGCGCTTCTGCTCAACTGGATCTCCGCCGAGAATGTTGTCGGCTTCGGCAAGTTGCGCCAGGTAGAGCGCGTTCAAGAACCTTGCCGGCAGTTTGACGAATTGCTCCGGCGTCAGGAATGCGATGTTGCCGTTAAACAGGAACATGCCGCCCTGCGTCGCGTATTGCGTCATGTAGACGCCATCAGGGACGAAGGACAGGCTGTCCTGACCCCAAAACATATTCGAGTTCGTTTGCGTGAAGTTCAACTGGCAGATGCGAGAGCGGGCCTCAATCAGCGCCGTGATCCGGTCGGTGTCGTTGGCGGCGTCCCATCCAGGCGTATTGGGAACCGCCAGACTGGTGAACTCGGCCATCGAGTAGCTTTGAAAGGTGTTGATGCCAACCTGCATCGGGTCGGTCAGTGCGACTGCGTAGGCGGCGCTGAGCGCGACGGTGTTGCCGAGAGCGTTCACGCATAGCAGCGACACCATACGCATGTCGCGCGTGCTGCCGGCGGTCAGAGCGTTGGAGACCGCAGGGACGGTGACGCTTGCGTCCGTGTCGCCTGGGGTGTAGGTGAGCGCCTGCGAGGGTACGAGTACCGTGCCGGCTTGATCCGTGACGCTGTACGTGATCGTCGAGACGCTGAGAGCGTTGCCGTTCTTATCGACCAGCGGCACCTTCAGCGTTACGTCCGTCCCTTGCAGGAAAACTTCCATTCTTTACCCCTTTGGCGCCTGTGACGCTTGCATGATGGCGGTGATCATCTCCGCGATTGAATTGCTCTTGACGCCCAACGGGTCGGCAATCAGGCGCAAACCTTTGATGCCGTCAGCGTCGGCGACCGCGCTCAACTCCTCGACCGTGTAGCCTGACTTGGCCGGCGCCGACAAGACCGCCGGTTCCGATGAGGGCGCTTGTGCGGAAGCTGCCGCTTCAATGTCGTGCTGCCCTTCCGCGCCCGATACGAACATTGGCGCCGATGTCTCAGCGTTATCCAGAATCGCCTGGGCGACGGACGGGGAGCCGCCGTTTTCCCATTCGCACAACATGACCGCGGCCATGCGTACGGCATCAACCGGCAACACGTCGGCGATAGAGAGGCCGTTTTCAAAATTGATGACGCCCATTTGGCCGTTATAGGTATTGAAACCTGCCTGCGTTATGCGGAGCTTCATGGCGATTCCTTATACGGTTGGGGCTGGATTTGTGGCAGCATTAAAGTCGCCAGTATTGTCTTCAACATTAAGCTCGACGTTCGTCGTATTCAGTACGCCCGTATCGACGCCGGCGACAACCTGGTCTACCAGATAGACCGCCGCAATGCCTGCCGCGCTCTGTTCGCTGACCTCGCCATCGGAGGTGCCATCGGTGAATGTCACGTTGCCAAGTTGGCCGGTGAAGTTTTCATAGCCAGGTTGCGTTAATTTAATTTTCATACGTTTCTTTCAGATGTGAAAAAGGCAGGTCTTTTGAACCTGCCTTCTATTCTACGTCAGTACTGACTGATCAGCAAGACTTAGATGTTGGTGACGCCTTTGCAGACGGCCAACGACCGTGTGGACTTCAGCGCGAGGCCGGTGTACCACTTGAGACGGATGCGGGTAGCATCCTTGTTCTGCACGGTGCCGATGTTCTCGACCACGATACCGGCGTTTTCACCGCCCCACAGACCATGCAGACCGTCGAGTTCGTTCATGCGGACAGCGAACACGGAACAGGTTGCAACGTTGGTGCCTTGCGTTTCATCGCCAGGCAGGAACTCGTTCATGAGAATAGGAATGCCGTTGTGAGTCAACATCGGGCGACCGAAGTTTTCCATCATCTGCATGATGGCGTCGGTGCCGTAGGTGGCGCGCAGCAAAGCGCGATACGCACGGATGGTGCCGCGGCGCATGACCAGTACATCGGCGCCGTTTGGAATTGCATCACACAGCTCGTCCATCATCGTCAGGGTCAGGGCATTGCCGTTGACGCCGGCCGAAGTGTGCTGCGACGCTTCCAGGGTCGAAGCGATCTTCACGATGCCGTCGAACTGCTTGGTATTGACAGCGGAGTCGCCGTTTGCCAGCGCGCGGTGGAACTCGCGGCCAACAGTCTTTGCCTTCTTCGCGATCTGGATCGCAACTTGGTCGTTCGAGTCGCTCATCGTGGACGACAGGAATTTGTCGATATCAACGTCGCCAGCCAGGATCTTCAGCGAAGCGACGACTTCGGTGAAATTCGCAGACGATTCGTTCACAGCGTCGTTCGGGGAAAGCCAGTCGGCAGAACCGATGGAGTTTTCGCGGTTATACACGTACGCTTTGCCGACCGTTTTCACGAAAGGCAGAACGGCGAACATATCGTCGCGGTCGATGATTTCGTCGATGACGCCCGAAATCAGTTGGTTGTTACTCAGCAATGCGGCTTCAGTAGCTAACAGTGGCATGACACGTCCTTTAAAAAGAATATAAAAAGAGTTTTCGGGGCCAAAGTCGCTCTCAGTCACCAATGGCTGAACAATACTCCATAATGGCAGAAAAGTCAATCACTGGTGACTTACTTAATTTAGCGAACGACAGCTCCCAAAATGTTCAACGACGCCAGCCCTGCACCAATCTTGCCCACAGTGTCACCGGCAAAGTCTTTCTTGCCGGTTGTCGTGGTGGCCTTCTTGGTTTCGGAGCCGGAGCCAGGCTTCACTTTGCTTTTCAGCAGGTGATCTTTGTCGGGGTCAGCCTCGATAATCTTGCGCATCGCGACTTCGAACCCTACGGCGTTGCCGAATTGGTCGACGAGTTCGGTGCGACCGGCTTCACCGCGCGGCTTATCGAAGGGAACCACCTTGCCGTCCACGACATCGAAGTGATCGCCATAAACCTTGCGAGCCTTGGATGGTGTCAGGGTTGATTCGGTGGCGATGAATTCGCTCTGGCTGAACTGCGAGCCAATCGACAGTTCGTCGATCGTGCCGGTGCTGGTCTTCAACTGTGCCTGGAGCGCGTCGATCCGTTCTTGCAGCGACTTGGTTTGCACCGTATGCTCTTCAGCCATGCGCGTGCGCAAACGCTCGAAATCGCCCTTCGCGAGAAGCTGCGCTTCCTCTGCGGTGCGTGCGTCTGCCAGCAACTTCTTGATGGCGGCCGGATCGACGCCTTCGAATTCTTTCAAACGATCCTGAGCTGCTGTGAGGTCGGTCTGAGTTTTCTTCAGCGCTTCCTTCTTCTGCATGACCTCCTTGAGCAAGGCAGCTTCGGCGTCGGTAGGTTTCGTGCCGGCTGCTTTTGCCGCCTCGGCTGCTGCGGCGGCTTCTGCTGCGGCTGTTGCGGCGGCTGCATCTGCGGCGGCTTTCGCTGCTGCTTCACCACCATCGCCACCGCCTTCAGGGACGACGCCCATCGACAGTGTTAAGCCAAACATCAGCATTTTCAGGAGTTTATTGATCTTCATCGGTAGTGCCTTTCTCGACCAGTCTCTAGGTCAATGGTTAAAAAGCGAGTCATTCTCTAGGCTCGCGGTGGTGGAATTAGACGTTAGCCAAGGTCTCTTTGGCCGTTTCTTTGTTTGCCGTCTTGGTGAGGGCTTGCTGATCGAGCGCCGGCTGAGCAGTTGCGGCGGCCATGTCGCCCGCCAGTTCTACCGGATCGATCGGCCAGTTCTTCAGTTCGGCCAACATTTTTGCTTTCAAATCTTTTGCCAGTTGTGGGAACAGCTTGTCGATGACGGTTTCCATTTGCTGCTGACGCACAGTGTCAGGCGCCGTGATCAGCATCAGACGGGCCGCGATATCGAACTCGTCATACAGGCCGCGCGTGTCGAAGTTGTCTGGGTACGAAACCAGATCGTCCTTCACGGCAGCTTCCTCGCCGTTCCACTTCGCGACCAGTCGGGCGAGCTTGTTTTCGAAGACCTCAAGGCTGTCCGCTTTCGCTTGCAAGAGAGCATTGACGCGATCGAAATCGTAGGCTTTGGCAACGCCGGAGCTGTTGTCAATGCCCATCGCGTTGTCCTGCTTGGTGCGTTCACCAGCTAGGCCAACGGTGTGATAAATCTCAGAAATAATCTTGTTGACGACGTTGAGGATCATCGCCGCCTGTTTCGGATCGGGCGACAGGTACATCGGAGCCGCACCGCCTTCGCCGTCGTACAGAAAGACGCGCTTGGTTCCCATGTCCACCATCTTGGTGTAGCTGTCTTCGCCAGGCAGCACGTTTTGTGCCGGCATCGCCAACTGCGAGAAGGTTTGATCCTGGATGATGGCGTCCAGGTTCGACAGGTAGTTTGCGGTCGCGCGATCCAGGTAAGCGATGTCACTGATGAGCGACGGCGCCACGAAATCCTCGTCCGTGATCATGTGGTCGTGCAGGATGACCGGCACTTCGCCCAAGTTATGCGCGCCGTTACCGATCTCAACCACCCGCTGCTTATTGCCCCTGCCCTGCAACTCGAACAGGCGCCAATCAGTTTTCGTCCAGAGGCGCCAGCGCGGGCTTTCCACACCGGTCGAATTGAGCGGATCAACGTCGTCGCGGCTCGACTCTTGGATCAAGATCCAGTTCAGTTCACCTTCGCTGTCGTAGGAATAGTCCAGCAGTTGTTCGGGACGCACCGCGTAAGCGTAGGTGCGAACACCCATCGCCTTTTCTTCTGCCTTGGAATTGACCTGCGTCGTTGCGGTGTTGTCCACCACGATGCCGATGCGACCGAAGACCGACGCCTTCTTGCCGCACTGCCGCGCGAAGTCGCGAATCGACAGGCCGTTCTTGGTAGACTTCAACCAGAATGCTTTCACCGACTCTGGCGCGTCATCCGAGCGGACGATGTTTTGCTTGAAAAGGTATTTGTTCAGGAGATCCACAACCTCGCGGCTGTGGTTGAAGCGGTACGCGCGCTTGAGACGATCGGCATACTCGCCTGAACCTTCCTTGATGTATTGGAAGATATTCCCTTTGAACCACTCGCGACCACCCTCGTAGGTATCTTCCAGGAAGTCCCAATGCGCAAGGTTCTCCGCGTACTCAGGGTGCCGACGCGTGATCAACGCCTTCAGCTTCTTCTGATCGTCGGACATCGGCGCGATACCCGACGAAATGGCCGGATTGTTCGGGTCGATGGTCGCTGTACTGCCTGGTATAAGAATGTTCATTTTTTGGATAATAACTCAGTAATGACTTAGTTGTCAAGCCTATCGAGACAGGCCGCCAATATCAACCTTCCGCACCGGAAATTCCAGGTCGATGCAATATCCGCCAGCATCAGCGGAGTGTTCTACGCCGGCGGCTTTATCCACATCGCGCGAACCCTTTTTGTAGATCGTTTGTTCCAGGGCGTTGATGAAGTGCTTGCACCGCTCATCGACGCGCATCCTGATGTTGCCATTGGCTGCACGCAACATCCGGTTCACGGCATTCACGCGGTCAGCGACGGCCGGATGCTTCCGGCGGTACTTGACGCGCTTGAAGCCCTTCTCGCGCAGGATGTCCACGTCGGTCTCGCCGCGGGCATGTTGTCGGGAGCCGCCGGCCGGATCGGGGTAGATGACGATCTGAAGCTGGTTGCGCCAGTAGCGCTTCTCCAGCTCCTCGCAAATCTCTTCAGTGTTGGATCCAAACAGCACGATTTCGTCGACCGCCCACAGTTCGCCGTTGTCCTGCGGCTGGAAGATCACGGTAGACATTGGGTCGATGTTGAAGTCCATCCCCACCCAGATCGGCAGCTTCGGGTTGAAGGCGTACTTGCCGACGTGTTCGCTGCGCTCGAACGGATAGTAGACGCGGCCGGACATGGTTTCGAAGCTGGCTTCGAACTCCTGCTTGAACGACTTCTCGTCCATGTCTTCGCGGGCCGCCTCGATTTCGGACAGCGGGATGAACGGCGACGTGATGGTCGGGAACTGCCAGGACTCCCACAGCTCCTTCTTGACGGCCATCGGATCTTGGCCGCGCTTGTACAGGTCGTAGAGGTAGTTGTATGCCTTCGGCGTGCCGATGAAGATGGCCTGGCCGCGGCGATCCGCCAGGGTCGGGCGCAAGACTTTCGTCCAGGTGTCTTCCGAGATGTCCTGAAACTCATCCAGCACAAGGAAGTCGACACCCACGCCGCGCAATGAGTCCGGCTTGTCGGCGCCCTTCAGCTCGATACGGGTGCCGTTGACCAGCGTGATCGCCAGGGTCGTTTCATTGATCTTGCGAATCCACTTCTTCGGAATGGCGTCCAGCAGGTCGATCCACATAATCTGCTTCGCCATCCGGTACGTTGGAGCGACGTACCAGATTTTGCGCTTCTTGACTTTGGCGCGCGTGATGATGAGGACGCGCGAGAGCGCGGTCTTGCCCCACCGGCGGCCAGCGACCACAACGCGAAAACGCGCTTTGGACTTGTAGACCTCCATCTGCTTCGTGTGCAGACTAAGCGTGCTGCGGGCCGCCACGTTATTCTTCGCCCTCGTTGACGATCCCGTCATCTGGATCGCCCTCAAGCCCGATTTGACCCACTGCTACGTCATCTAGGTCGCTGATGTCGCGGTCGCGCAGCTCTTTGATCTCTTCTGCGGTCAGTTCCGAGATAATCAGTTCTGGCAACTCGTCTGGATCCACCGCGTCCGGCCGGTCGAGACCGAGAATGGCGAAGCGTTCGATTCGCATTCTTGCCAGGATGCTACCCGCCAGGTCGAGCGACTTCAGGGCCGGCTGGATCGACGCGAGCGGGGTGCCGGCCTTCTTCGCCGACAGGATCTCATTCCAGGTCAGGCGCGAGATCGCCGCGGCCATCTTGTAATGCTCTTCCTTCGTCTCGGTGATTCTGGCCACCAGGATCGTCACCTCATTGACGGTCGTGCGCGCGATGGCCGCCGCGGCGCGCTTCTTGGCCGCATCGACGGTTGCGCCCTGCTTGACGCCGTGTTTGGTGAAGTAGCGCAAGAAGGTCGTTTCGCTCCGCGCGTACTTCTTGGCGAGACCTTCGAGCGTGGTGACGCCGCCTTCCCAAAGCGCGGTCGCTTCCGCCCACTGCTTCGGTGTCATGCGGGTCTTCGTCTTCGGTGTAGCTGCTGCTGGTTTCGGTGCTTTCACAACATACCTTTCGGCCAAAAAAAAGGGCGCGGAGAGAGCGCCCATGTAGGAACGGTGATGTTGAATCCGCCCAGATGGTCACTATAACTGAATTTACACATTTTATCAACTCATTACTGACTTACTCTCTGACAGCACAAAATGCAAGGCGCAGGCCAGCGCTTGGGAGCCTTTCTTGAACGACTTGGTGACGCACACTCCGCCTTTGTGATCGAAGATGCAGACGTGCCGGCGGTCTAGCGTTGGCTTCACATACGGGACGCGGTTCTCAAACTCCATGTACTCCGCGCTGATATCCGATCTGTTGCAAAAATCAGGAGCCGGTTGTTCTGTCAATTTCAACATAGCCGCGATCTCAATGTTTGACTTGGGGCCAGGTATGAAGTCGGCCCCAACCTCCAAAATTTCTAAATTACTTTTCATATTTAATAACTCATTACTTAGGTATTAAGGTTTATAGTATTTACGTAAGAGCTTGGGAGTCCCAAGTGGTTTTGAATGTTATTCGAGCAACTCCAAAACACCGGAAGTGAAATCATCAAACACAGCGGAATCCATTTCTGCGCCTTCGATAATCTCAGACACAGCGGCAGCGGAATCCTTTGCGACGCGCATGTGGGCATGTCCTTCGCCGGTCGCCTCGATCACCTGACGCTGCCGGCCCCTCCTCTTCTCGATGCCTTTCTTGAAGATCAAGCCGTGCGCGATCAAGGCGCGGATCGAGAATTGCAGACTTTGCTTGGAGGTCTCGTAGCGCACGCGCTCCAGAATTTCATCCAGGTCGGCTGGCATATCGAGACCATTACCGGCGCTAATTACGCGCAGCAATTCAGACTGTTTGGTTGTCAGGTGCATCTTCTTCTTCCCAAGCGAGGGCAATAAGGGGTGTGAGTGCTTCAATTGCGGCTAGTTGGGCGCGTGTGGCCGCCAAATCAAGTCGCTCGTGGGTTGCCTGGTTGTCGAACGCAATTAGCGGCAGGCGGGCTGGTATCGCGTCTTCGCGACCGAAGTCGGGGTTGGTGAAAACGCCGTACAGCGGGCTGGCAAACACTAGCTGCTGCAACGATCGCAGGAGGTAGGGAACTTCCATCGCATCGACGCGTGACGTGCCGTTAGCGCGGTTGTCGCCCGACTTCTCCATCGAGGAGCATTTGTAATAGAACTTGCGCATGTCCGCGATGCACTTGTCGCGTGCGAATGGCGGCAACGCGTTCAGCTCTTCCAGCACACCCACGTAATCCGATGGCGTACAGGTGAACCATCGCCGAAACCATTCCAGGCCGCTGATGTAGCTCGACGATCGCTTCGGCTTGGTGAACAGCATCCCTGCCTTGGAGGCGAACGGGTTGAACTTCGACATCGACGACTGGAATTCGACATAGCGGCAGCCAGTCATTCGCATCATGAGGTTCTGCATCCGGTACGCGATGCCGGCGCCGCGGAAGACCGTATCTAGCACCAGACGACTGTTCGTGCAGGAGAAGGCATTGATCCAGATCGCGCGGTGACGGTTGATCAGCTTCGTGTCGCGTCCATTCACGTTGGGGCGCAGGTTGGTGAACACCTCGTTGCGGCCCGACAGGAGCATCTTCGGTACGGTCATGACACCCACCCCGATCACCTGCCCGCGCAGCACGCAGCGGAAGATTTTCGGGCCGATCCCCAAGTTCTCCGCCTTGTAGTGCAGTTCGTGCAGAAGGTTCCAGTCATCCTTGGTGCCGCGCTCGACGTAAATCTCAGGCAGCAGCGAGAAGGTGTGATTCTTCGGCACTTCATGACGCGTGATGTGCCAGTCCGCGGTGTCGGCAACGAGATGACTCACGGCCGCTCGCCACTGATTGCTGCGCGCGTGCGTGGCCCGACTTTCATCTCGGCTAACGCTTGCGCGACAAACACCGGCGCGACGCCGGCGCCATTACACAAGATCGACGATTCGCCGACCAGATACGGCCCGCCGCGCGTGACGAGACCGCCGCTTGCGTATATCTGGCCTGGCAGGCCGCCTGGGCGCGGAAGGATGTTGAACGGCGGGTTGATGGTGATCTTGCCGCGGGTCTGGTCGATCTTGTTCTGAATCGCCTTGCGGGCCTGGTCAGTGACGCCTGGTGCGGTCTGAATGAAGCCTTCGAGCCAGTAGGTGAATTGTTCCGGTGTCATGGTGAGCCTTCTGTAGTTTGAGGATCGCGACGCTTGGCCTCGATCACGTTGCTGTAGAACCAAATCGAAAACGCGATGCCGCACGCACCGCCGGCGGCGCAGGTTGTGAAGACGGTCATGTCGCCGGACGCCGCGTACCGGATGAACAGGAAGTTCGCCATCGAGATGCCGAACGAGGTCAGAATGGCGGCCAGGTAGCGCCCTTGATTGACGTTCTTCGACTGCAAGCCAAGCAGAAAGACGACAAAGAAGTTACTGACGAACATCAGCAGGTAGTCGGTCATGCGAAATGTCTCCGGCCGCGACCGTCCCTGAAGTCGATCTGACGCTCCGCCACCAGTTTGGTGAGCGCGCGGCGGCAGTAGGTGTACGCGCTGAAGAAAAAGATGCTCATCGGATGCCCAATATGGAGAGGTGATGTTTGATGTCGGTCATGGCGCCAACCTGGCACGTCAGCCCGACCTGCCGGCCCTTGCTGTAGACCAGAATGCTTGGCACCGAGCGCACGGATTCCAAATTCGTCGTTCGGTAGTTCGCGCCGGCGTCGATGATGCAGAGCCGGAAGTCCAGCAATTGCGACAGCTCCTCAAGCAACGGCTTTACCCGCTGACATGGGGCGCAGGTCGGGCTGGAGAACAGCACAACGACCGGCTCCTTGTACGAAGCCATCAACACGTCATCCAGAAAGGTGGCGTCGGTAACTTGGACTACTTCTCGCATGATTTGAACCCCTCTGGCGTGCGGACGATTTGGACTTTCTCGCGGTACTTCTTGTTGATTTGCAGCGTAGGTGCCAGGTCAGCAACCATGTCCGAGTGGGTGGTCGCGACGATCAGCGTGGCGCCGACACTGCGCGCGATCTTCTGCATGTTGAAGGCGACGTTGACCGCCACGGTGCGATCCAGCACCGCCAGGAACTCGTCAGCGAACCAGACCTTCGACTGCGACTCGATCGCTTTGGCGAGCCGGAACCGGTAGCGCTGGCCGTCCGACAGTTGGGCCGGCTTGCGCAGCCAGATATAGGCGTCGTTGATGCCGACCATGCCCATGATGTTGGTGCCTTCGTTGGTCGTTTTGCCGATCTGGTCGATCAGCGGCTTGTCCAGCAGTTCGATTTCGTCGATGCTGACCACATCGAGGCCGCCGGCTTCCATCTGGGCGCGCAGCTCGCGCAGCAGCAGCGACTTACCTCCGCCGGACTCGCCGGTGATGTACACCACTTCGCCCTGCTCGATGTCCAGCTCAAGGTTGTCGAACACGACGAACTCTTTGCTGTCCAGGCCAAGCCCGAATGCTTCTGCGATCTCAAGGACGCGCGGCGTGCGCTCCACCCGCGTCTCGAAGCGTTTGTTGATTAGATATTTCATGCAGTCACCACTGACTTATCAACAGGAGCAAAATGTTTCACGAATTCGACGAAGGCTTCGGCGCCGGTCTTGCCGGTCTCGCCTTCGAGCTGCGCCATGAAGATCGCCACAAACCGCTCGTCTTTACCCTTGATCGACTTGAAGCCGAGCGCCTTGGAGATCTGAACCTCTTTTTCGTCGACCGCGGCAAGGGTGGCGACAGTCTCGTCGGTCTGCCGGACGACCGCGGCGTCCAGGTCGTCAACGAAGGCGCCGACGTTCATCTCGCCCATGTCGGCAACCATGAAGTCCAGCTCCTTCTTGTCGAAGATGCCGTCCATGTCGAAGGACAGGTCGGCCAGTTCTTTCTGAAGGATGTCGGTGTCGATGTTGGAGATCGCGACGCGGTTGTCGGCCAGACGGTATGCCCGTTCCGCCTCCACTGTCAGCCCACTGATGACCTCCACCGGCACCTGCCTCATTCCCATGCTGATTGCGGCAAGTCGGCGACCGTGACCGGCCAGGATGATGCCGGCGGCGTTGACCACGATCGGATTGCCCACCCATCCAAACCTGTTGATGGATTTGGCGATCTTCTCAACCTGCTTTTCGTCGTGGACTTTGGCGTTCAGTTCGTACGGGAAGATCGTATCGATGTCACGCAACTCGGTTTTTGCCTTTGTAATTTTGGTCACGCTATGCCGCCTTTTTGAACATGATTGTCTTCAGGTCGTGAACGGTCAGCGCCTCGCTCTCGTCCTCCCCCTCGTAATTGCTACCGTTATCGCAGTCATCGCATTGGAACGGATCGAACTCCGCATTGATGCAGGAGTCGCAGTAGTCGTACCCCTTGCCGGCGCAGCGTTGTGCCATTTATGCCTCTGCGTTACGAAGAAGGTGAACCAGCGCGTTGCCGGCATTGGTGAGCGAGTCCTCGTCCTGGAAGCGTTGCTGCTTCATGACTTTCTCGATCTGTTCGGTAATGACCGACACGTCGCCCGAAGGCACCTTGAAACGCATGATTTGGTGCGTCTGAATCACGCGTTCGGTCGGCAATTTGCTTGGGGGTGTGCTGTCGTCGTCAAGATCGAGGTCATCGAGCGCTATATTCACACTTGAGAAGATCGACTGAAATTCAGAGTCGGAATAAGGCAAGAAAGAGCCTAGTTCTTCAACCCCGCCCAGACTTTCGAGGAGTTCAGCCAATTGAAGCGTGTCGTCGTTACCGTAGCGCCCGTTGTCCGCGATGCCGATCTCTTTGGCTTGCTTGTCGCTGATCCGGCCGAGGTTGATGATCGGTACGGGGTTGATCTTGAGGCGCAGCGCGGAGTCCCGACGATGTTCGCCGCCGACGATCTCCAACTGGCCGCTGGCAAGCTCGCGAACGATCACCGGCTTGAACATGCCGAAGCGTTTGATTGATTCGTCAATCTTGACTTCGTTCTCCGGCGCGACGCGGTTTGTGTTCCAAGGGTTCGGACACAACGACGCTGGATCGGCGGTGGTTTGTGTGTACTGTTGCTGCATAGTGGTCGGCTTTACCCTAGTGATTGATAATAAGTCATTTGTGACTTATACTTTAGCATCCTTATACCGAATTGGCAACCCATGACCGAAATAATCACAATTGCATCGAGCGCCGTCACCGCGAAGCTCCATAAACCGAGCCGCGAGGTGAAGCTGGAGGTGCAGGCGATCCTTTCGTACAACGTCGATGGGGCCGAACACTCGATCTCCTTCAAGCGCGGATCGTGGGATGGCCGAAGCAGCTTTTTCAACTTCAAGCTCGGCACCTTCCCCGCCGGCTTCATCCATTTCGTCGGTGCGAAGCTGCGCCAGAAGGGTTACACGGTCAATCAGGTCAGAAAGCCCTTACCGACCCCGCTTGGCCCTCTCAATCCCGTCGTAGACAGCTTCGGTAACGACCCGCGCTACGACTATCAGCCCGAAGTGGTCGCCCGTCTGGTCAAACATGGTCAGATCATTGCGCAAGTGGCGACCGGTGGCGGCAAGTCCCGTATCGCGCGCATGGCGTACGCCAGGCTCGGTCTCCCTACCCTGTTCCTGACCACGCGCGGCATCCTGATGTACCAGATGAAGGACACGTTCGAGCGCGACCTTGGCGTGAAGGTGTCCGTGTTGGGTGACGGCCAGTTCGGTCACACGATCATCGAGAACGGCGTCGAGAAAACCGCCGTGCGCAAGATGTCGGTCGGCATGGTGCAGACCTTAGTCTCTCGACTGGAAGAAAAGACAGTCGAGAGCGAACTCGATCGGATGATGGACGCGCTGATCAAACGCGAGCTGAAGCACTCCAACGCCCTACGAAAGACCCTCGAAGCAAAGGAAGTGCCGGAGCCTGATATTCGCGCGGCGCTTGTTGCGGCGGACAAAATAGTTGAGGCCGCTCGACCGACAGCGAAACAGATGACCGCGGCTGCGGCCGTCAAGGTTCACGCGCACATGGCCGATCGCGCCAAGACAATCAGCCTGCTCGGCATGTTCGGGCTGGTGATCCTGGAAGAAGCGCATGAGGCGGCTGGCAACAGCTACTACGAAATTCTTCAGCATTGCAAGAACGCCCACTACCGCCTGGCCCTGACCGCCACGCCGTTCATGAAGGACTCCGAAGAGTCGAACATGCGCCTAATGGCTTGCTCCGGCCCGATCGCGATCAAAGTTACCGAGAAGATGCTGATCGACCGCGGTATCCTGGCACGGCCGCATTTTGAAATCATCCCGATGGGTATCAAGGCGGGCAAGCTGCACAAGCACACCGCCTGGGCCAGCGCGTACCGACTTGGCATCACCGAAAGCCTCCCGCGCAACACCGCTATCGTGAACAAGTGCGACCTCATGCGCCAGTACGGCCTGTCGTCAATGGTGCTGATCCAGCAAACCAAGCACGGCGAGATCCTGCTGGAGATGATGATCAGGCGCGGCTTGCGGGTCGAGTACATCCAGGGCGAGGATGACCAGGAGGGCCGGAAGGCCGCTTTGCGTCGTCTGGCCGCCGGCGAGATCGACGTGCTGATCGGCACCACCATCCTCGATGTCGGTGTGGACGTGCCGGCGGTTGGTCATGTCTGCCTGGCCGGCGGTGGCAAAGCGGAAGTCGCGCTGCGTCAGCGCATCGGTCGCGGCTTGCGTGAAAAGAAGGTCGGCCCCAACCTGTGCTTCGTCACCGACTTCGACGATTCCTTCAATACCCACCTGCGCGACCACGCGAAGCAACGCCTGGCGATCATCAAAGGTACACCTGGCTTCGACGAGAGCGTGTTGGAGGGCGGCCGCACCTTTAACTTCGAAGCGCTCGGCTATTCCAAAGTCCGGCTGGCCGCCTAATCATATTGTATGTTGTCTGAAACCTGTGTATATTGAATCATTCACTTCTGACTTATAAAGGCGATCCATGAATCAAGCGCTGTTGATGAACTTTGGAATTATGGTCGCGGCCGTGTTTGCGCTGTACCTGACGAAAGACCCGCTCGTTCTCCTGATCCCTGGCCTTCTGATGTCGCAACTGCCATTTGGCCTGCTCGCGCAAGGTCGCGACGGGAATGATGACGACGATGACGACGAGGCGCAACCGATGGGATTCACGCAGGACGTTCACTGACCGATCGCTTTGTTGCCTCAGCGCCTCACTTGGGGCGCTTTTTTTTGCGTGTTAATTTAAGTCGTGAGCTATAATTATCCTGCAACTTAAACACACGGAGACATTGCCATGACAACCGAAGAGAATATCGCCCGATTCACCATCACGGTCAGCAAGCCGCATCAGCGCACGCTCGCCGAGTTGGCGAAGCAGTACAAGATCAGCCAAGGCGAAGTCGTTGAGGTCTTTCTCGACAGCGCAGACATGGAAGAATTCGCCACCTACTTCACCCGTAAGCGCGACGAGAAGGTCGATATGCGGGCTGGCGCCGATAAAGCGCTCCTGTCGAAGCTCAAGAAGCTCACGCCGGCTCAACTCGCCATGATCGAGAAGATGTCGGCAGAAAACGAATCATAACCGGCCCTGCGCCATGGAGAAATCAATGAAAAAAGCAATCGTAATGGGTGTCCTGGTCTTTGCGGCGATGTCCGCTTCGGCCCTATCTCTCGGCTTCAACATGGCCGCGCTCGACCTTCAGCTCGATACCTGTCATGCCAGTATCAGGAATGGCGACTATGATTTCTGCCGCAATGCGAAGAGTGAGGCGGTAGACTCATTCAAGCAAGATTATCGCCCCGCCGACATCGCCAACCCCAAGGTGAAGGCGATGTTCGCACAGTGGATGACCGCGATGGATACCGCTGGTACGCGTCAGGGGCAAGCCGAGGAAGCGAAGTTCCACACTCTCATGAACGAGCTGAAGCTAGACTGACATGAGCCGCTTCTTCACGTACCACACTGGTCACTTCCCGAACAACTCGGCTTATATCGAGGTAACGGACGACGATCGGTGGTTCACGCACCTGGATGACGGCACCGCACGCGAAAACACAGATACGCGGGCGGTTGGTAAGTTGCCGCGCGTTCATGGCGCCCTTCTATACGTTCAGAACGGGAACTGGATCGAGATCACGGACAGAATCGACGAGTTCAGGGCCGCGCTGGCTGCCAGGGACGCTCCAGCCACCGTCATGGCTGACCAC